CGTGATGAGGGTAAATCATCCGGAGATGAGAAACTATTAGCGGCTTTGAAAGCTCTGGAAAAATTAGAGGACAAAAAATGAAAATCACCAAAGCCCAACTCCGTGAAATGGTGAGGCAACAAATAGAAGAGCGTTGCCAAAAGGGCTACAAGACCGACGAAAAACGTAAGACCAAAAAGATGTACGGCAAGACGTATAGAAACTGCGTCAAGGCAGAGTCTAACGTGAAAGAAGCCCAATGGGGCGGCTTTACAGGTGGGGCAGCCCCGCTAGACCCTGACCCTGTGGACAGCGGTCCAGTTCCTTTGGGACAACTAAAACAATTGTTTGACATCCTAGTTGATATGGGAAAGCCCGTAGAAGATATTTTAGCGATGCCCGAGTTCGTTGAGGTTGGTGTCACCAGCCCGGAGCAACTGGGCGAGGCTAATTTGAAAGAACGTGCCGCCATCCCTATGGAAGATATTGTGCGGGCAGAAGACATTATTAAACGCTACCTTGAAGAAATGTTTGACGAGATAGGCAGAGAAGACCTGTCTCAAAATTTCTCAACAGAAATACTTGTTGAGCCAATTATACAAAAATATGTCAATAGTCGGCGTGCTCAAAGAAACCCTCGTTTCAATAAGTTGACCGGTCGTATGAGCCGCAGGTCCGTAAAACCCTAAACACCCCAAACAACATCTGGTACAATAAGACACGCTTACAGAAGGAGTGCGCCTATGGTGCGGATAGCACATTTCGGGGATACCCACATCAAAAATCTGAAATACCATTACGAGTATCGTAAAGCATTTGAGGAAATTTACCAGACTCTGCGAGAGCAGGATGTAGACTACATCGTCCATACTGGCGACTTGGCTCACACAAAGACACAACTCTCACCCGAGTACTTTGAACTGGCCACAGACTTCCTAAAGAACTTGGCAGACATCGCCGAGACCCATATCATTCTTGGCAACCATGACGGCAACCTGCGGAACAGCAGTCGCCAAGATGCCATCACTCCAATTGTTGATGCCCTTGACCATGCAAGCCTGATGCTTCACAAGTATTCGGGCGAAGTTCAATTAGAGGATGACCTGACTATTAACGTTTTATCAATCTTTGACGAGACCAATTGGCAAGACCCAACTGATCCAGAGGCTATCAACATTGCCCTTTACCACGGAGCAATTAATAATAGTAAAACCGACATGGGTTGGATTATGGATCATGGCGACCACGACATCAAAGTATTTGATAAGTTTGATTACGCTATGTTGGGTGACATCCACAAGACCAATCAGATGCTCAACGAAAGTGGCACCATCCGCTATTGTGGCTCTACTATCCAGCAAAATCACGGCGAGACAAACGACAAGGGCTTTTTGATTTGGGATATTAAAAGCAAGACTGAGTTTGATGTCAAGCATCATCTTGTAAAGAATATTAAACCTTTTACGACAATTGAGTTGACTTCCAAAGGGAACATGCCTAGAGACCTAGACATCCCAGAAGGAGCACGACTTCGTGTGGTAACTCACTACAAAGTTTCACTAGACAAGATCCGTCGGGTTATGGATATTGCTAAGAGCAAGTACAAACCTGAGAGCCTATCTTTTGTCAACAAGGCTGGACTTAAGCGTTCCAGCGTGGATGTTGATGGATTGGGCAGCACAGAGAACTTGCGGGACCAACAAGTCCAAGAGCGACTTATCCGGGAATACTTAAAAGAATATGAACCCGACGACAAGACCCTAGAAAGAGTTTTCCAACTCAACTCACGCTACGATGCTCGGGTCAACGGCGAGGATGCCTCTCTGCGAAACGTGGAATGGTCCCTTAAAAGTATGCAATGGGACAACCTCTTCAACTACGGAGAAAACAACACCATCAACTTTGAGAAGCTGAACGGCGTTGTGGGTGTCTTTGGCAAGAACTATTCAGGCAAGAGTTCTGTAATTGATAGTGCGTTATATACGATTTACAACTCTATTAGCAAGAACAATCGCAAGAACCTGAACATCATCAACCAGAATAAGCAGGCTGGCTGCGGTCGTGTTGAAATTGATATTGACGGCAAGGCCTACATCATTGAGAGAAAGTCGGAGAAGTATAAAAAGAAACTTCATGGCGAAGAAACCGACGAAGCAAAAACCGATGTAGAGTTTTCAATGATTGACCCAGCAACAGGTGAAGAGACGAGTCTTAACTCGCTTGACCGCAACGGCACCGACAAAGAGATCCGTAAAATCTTCGGAACCATTGATGACTTCTTACTTACGAGCATGTCCAGCCAGATGGGTGCGATGACTTTCATCAACGAGGGTTCAACCAAGCGCAAGGAAATCTTAGCCAAGTTCTTGGACCTTGACCAGTTTGAGAAGAAGTTCCGAGCCTCCAAGAATGATAGCATTGAGACCCGTGCTCTTCTCAAAAAACTGGAAGATAATACTTTTGATGAAGATATTACGCAACTCGTCGGACAAATGTCCGATAATGAAAAGGACCGAGAAACGCAAGAAAGGAAATGTAAGAAACTAACTAACCAGTTAGAAACCATTTCCGAGCGAGTAAAAGAGATTGATGGACTTTTCGCATCTGCCCCTGTTGAGCTTATTAATATTAGAAAAGAGACAGCAAGACTTGCGGCAGCAGAGCAAAAATCCTCAGACCTCCATCTCAAATCAGCCCAGACCAAAAAGCAAAAGAAAGATGTTCTGGCGCAAGCTGAAGTCTTAAAGAAACTTTTAGATGCTACTGATGTTGATTCACTCCGAACCCAAATTTCTCGTTGTGACGAATTACAAAAAGACCTCACAACTATTGAGAACCAGATTAAGCTGGAAGAAAACAATAGAAGCACTTACGAGAAGAAGCTCAGTGCTCTTGATGAAGTACCTTGCGGTCCTGACTGTGGTCTCCGCAAATATATCAAAGATGCTTATGAAGCTAAAGAACTTCTCCAAGAGGTAAAGAAGACTCTCACTCTTTTGAAGCGCCGTCATGACAAACTCACCGACAAGTTGGAAGAGATGGATGTGGAAACGCTGGAGAAAGAAAAGAAACTTTATAAAGATAGGGACAAGGAATATGCTGACCTGTCTACAGAGGGCACTAACCTTGATTTGCTTTTGGCGCAAACCACAAACAAACTTCACCTCCTTACAAATGAGGTGGCAAGCATCAAAACCAAGATTGAAGTTTACGAACTCAACAAGGAAGCAATCGAGAACCGAGAAGGTCTCATCAAGGAGCAGGACGACCTAAAAGAAAATGCCATCAAGATGGAGAGTAATATCGCCATTTGCGATTCTAAAGTACTTGCTCTTGTCAAACAACATGGCGGTATTGAAACCCAGATTGCAAACATCAAAGAGAAGCAGCAAGAACTGGAAGACCTGCGGACGGAGTATGCTGCCTATGATTTGTTTATGCGGTGTACTCACCCCAACGGTATCAGTTATGATGTGGTGAAGCGGATGCTTCCTCTCATCAACGAAGAGGTTAGCACGGTGCTGGCCAACGTCACCGACTTTGATATTTTCTTTGAGGCAGAAAAGAATAAGTTAGACATCTTCATCAAGCATCCAAAGTACGAAGCACGACCTTTAGAGATGGCTTCTGGCGCAGAGAAGACGCTGGCAGCAATTGCCATTCGCATTGCCCTGACCAATGTGTCAACACTACCAAAATCAGACATTATGATTATGGATGAGCCGGGCACAGCGTTGGACGCCGAAAACCTTGAAGGCTTTATGCGAGTGATGGAAATGATTAAGGGCTACTACAAGACTGTGCTTTTGATTACTCACTTGGATAGTCTCAAAGATATTGCCGATATGACTATTGACATTGAACGTCAAGATGGGTATGCTTATGTCTCCCAGTAAAATTTGGGAGTGGATGAATAACAATATGTTCAAGACAGTTTTTGTCTTAACATTCATTTCGGACTTCTGGGCCAACTGGTATTCATATGCTATTGTTCACGACTGGATTATATTACAAGCCTTTCTCGGAGCAGTGTTGCCATTTATTAATCTCCCAGGGGTTTTGTTTTTCATTGACCAGAAGGACTTGGGTGTGCGGTTGAAACTTTGTGGTATCGCTTCGCTTGGAATGGTGTTTGGTTCAACTATGATGTTATTGATGATACGGTCAGGGTGGGGAGTCGGTGTAGATGCAATTCCATAAAACCTTCTGGGAAGACGAGCAAGGAAACTTGACAACGATACAAGAAGTCCTAGAAGAATTACAGGACGAACCAATCGTTTTGTTGAAGGTTGCGTCCCTAACTCATCTTCGCAGGAGCACTATTGAACCCGACAGAAAAGAGAAAGCAGATTTATCCTTTCCAATAATTGTGAGGGAAAAAGATAATAAGTTTGAGTGTATCCTTGATGGGAACCACAGATTACAAAAAGCGATAGACAAAGGCGAGACACATATCTCGGCTAAAATATTGAAGGTATAAAAATTGAGGGAACAATTAATAAAACAGATGGCTGATTATGTCATCAATGTCCTAGAAGAAAAACGACCCGAGTTCTCAGGTTTTTCTGTTTGTCCTTTTGTTAAATCTGATAGGGTTGCTGACGAGTTACATTTAGACATTTTTGATAACACAAGAGATACTTTATTAGACGTTTTCAAAAGATTCAAACAGTCTGGGAAAAGGAGTGCCTTGGTGGCACAAATAAATGAAAACATAGAGAGCCACGAAACAGATAAATATCAAGATTTTATTAATTGTGTTTTGCAAGAGTCCGGCAACTCCAATATAGCGGCCTTGTGTTTTAATCCTAATGATGAGCTTGAGATAGAATCCTACAATCCCAGATCTAGAGCGCCTTGTTTTTTGATCAATATGGCATATACAAAACATCTTTCGGCGGCGCATAATTCTTTACTAAGAACAAACTATTATGATAAGATGCCAAAGAAGTACACTGACTATTTGAGAATAACGAAAAAACTTAACAAAAGTGAAAATACTAATTAGTGCTTGTGTTTATGGTCAAGATGTAAGATGGAATGCGACTAATCGTCGTGACCAAGAAATTCAACACTGGGCTGAGTCCAACGGGTTTGAACTCGTGCCTGTGTGCCCAGAGAACGAATTATTTGGTACACCCAGGAAAGCAATTAGGTTGCGAGCCATCGATGGGGAGATAAAAGGTTTTGCAGGAAAAGATGAGGTATACGGAAAACTAAAAGATAAATGCAAAGAAATTTCTAATAGACACAATGATATCGTTGGTTTTATTGGCATAGCAAACTCTCCATCTTGTGGATTATCTGCTGGCGTTAAGGATCTTGGCTCGACAATCAAAGCACCTATGCATCAAGCTCTTGATTGTCCAACTACAGAGATAAGTTCCATGCGGAGCGAAAAAAACAGAGACTTATTTTTAAAGAGAATAATGAAAAACCTATGAAGCCTGGAGATCTTGTTAGGTTTAGGGAGTGTTTGTTTCATGGTACTCCCAAAGTGTACACTCCATGGAAAATTGGTTTACTATTGGAATATTTTTCGTGGACTAAAATAGCCACAATAATGCACGATGGAAAAGATTATCGCATTAGAGCATCAGACGTTCAATTACATAAGCCGTCGAAAAGGTTTAAAGATCACTAATTAAAACTAAAGAGGAGGTGCTACAATAATGCACGAAAAAATAGACTCATGGCTCGGTAAATGGGCTTCACGAAAACTAATAGTGTGGGGGACTTCGACCGCTTTCTTGGCGGCTGGATCATTGACAAGCAGCGACTGGGTTGCTGTATCTCTTGCCTATATTGGACTACAGGGTGCAGCCGACATCGCTGCCAAGTGGAAACACGGCTGATGAAATGGTTGTGGTACAAGCTAAAGTTAGGCTGGTGGAAATTTGTGTTGGGGTTTGTCGTTTTGGCAAGCCTGCTTATTTATTTTTACCGCCTATTAAAACCATCTGATGACAAGATTGAATACTTAGAGGCCATAAAAGCGGAGGCTACAGTAGCCTTAAAAGAAAATGAGTTGCGTGGTAGACTAGAAAAAGATAAGATTGGAGCGATCAAAGGAGTCTTTGAAAGCCGTCTTGAAGATACAAAGAAAATAGATGACAGAGAAGAACGATTGAAAGCATTAATCAGACTTCACAAGGAATTGGACATTTAAGGAGATAAAAAATGGTAGACATTCCTACACTAGATATTGAGGATTATGATCCCGAACTAAACGAAGAAGAAGAGGCTGTTGAAGATAAATCTGGCGGCGCTCTAACTTATGCTATTGTTGGCGCTGGTCAAGGCGGCGGACGTATGGCTAAGGCTTTTTATGATATGGGTTATACTAAAACTATTGCAGTCAATACTGCTCGTTCAGACTTGAATGGTCTTGATCTTCCAGATGAGCAAAAGTTTCTTGTTGACGAACATGGCGAACAGGGTGCCGGCAAAGACCAGGCAAAAGCCCAAGCAGCCATCGAGCGTAAAGAGCAAGAGGTCTTTAACAAATTCCGTGAGGTGTTTGGCACCAACGTAGATCGTATTTTGATCTGTCTTGGGGTTTCGGGCGGATCAGGCGGCGGCACTGTGAACACTCTTATTAAGGTTGCTAAGAAGTATTTTACTTACATTGGCATTGAAGATGTGGACGAACGTGTTGGCGTGGTTGCATCGCTTCCAACTGCTGGCGAGTCAGCCTCCCCGAGGGTAGCTAAGAACGCTCACGCTCGCATGACTCAACTTTGCGGGCTAGCAGAAAAAGGACAGATTGCACCACTGATTATGGTGGACAATGAAAAGATTAAAAAGCTTTACCCTAAGCTCACAGTTAAGAAGTTCTGGACAACCATCAATAATACGGTCGCTGGCTTGTTTCATGTCTTTAACGTACTTGCAAACAAGGATTCAGAGTATACAACTTTTGATGCTACAGACTATGATAGTATTATGCGCCAGTCTGGTTGTATGATTATGGGCGTTACCAGTGTAAAAGACATTGAGAATGAGACTGCCGTCTCAAATGCCCTTAAAAAGAACTTAGAGAAAACTCTTCTCGCTGAAGGTTTTGACTTGACAACTGCTACAGGTGCTGCTTGTATTGTTGTTGGTAGCGAAGAAATCTTTGAAGAGACTGCTGGACTGATGGACAACATTGAGTTTGGCTTTGATACCTTGGCTGCCTTGACAGGTGGTGCAATGGTTCACCGTGGGATTTATGAGGATCCTAATAAAAGCAAACTGGTCACATATACTTTAGTCAGTGGTCTTAAGAGACCTGCTAAGCGAATTGAAGGCCTCAAAAAGTTTTTGAAATAATATGAAAAAAATAGTTGCACTCATACTACTTTCTTCTCTCAACGCTGCTGCGGCAGAGGTTACGAAGTTCGAACCCCGCCCAGCAGTTGTTGAGCAAGAAGGAAGCACTTATGTTGGAATACTCCTTAGTGAAGAGGACTTCCGTAAAATGCTGGAAAAGAAAATTGAGACCATCGCCAAACTTTCAGAATGTTCGGTGGACCAAAAGGTTTGCAGCCAGATGCAAGTGACGTACATTCGTTCCATTACCAAGCTAGAAGAACAACTAAAGAAAAATAATTCTTGGTTCGACAGGAACAGAGGAACGCTTGGCATCGTCACAGGTTTAGTTATTGGGACTGGGCTATCTGTAGGTATAGTTCATGCTGTTTATCAGAAATGAAAAAAGATTATAATTACATCGCTGCTCTTGAGAAAGCTATCGCCGAAAAATATGGAAAAGATGCTGTCCAGGATTTTCGTTCCATGTGGACCCCAGAGAAAGAAAAAGATTACCTATCCGACCTAAAAGAAAAATACGACAAAGAAAAAACAAGCAAAAATGAAGTATTTGAAGTTAGGGGCGTTGAAATTCGTATTAACTCAATTGCGACAAAGAAAGAAAGAACTTGCCCTGTATGTAAAACATATTCATTTTCTGGCAAGGACGACCTATATATGAATAGGTTTGATTGTTGTTACGAATGTTATGTAGATTTTGTAGCTCATGAAGAACAACGTTGGGCTGACGGCTGGAGACCAGACTCAGAACGTTTAGCTTACGCTTTTAGGAGAAGAAAAAATGGCAACAGTGCTAGAGATAGTTAGAGGTTTAAGTCAGGCTGCTGCGAACGCTTATGACGGAGCCCTGGATGAAAACGGCGATGTTTTACAGGTCGGCTTAAATAGAGAAGAAGGGCATCCAATTTTAGATAAGCGCATTATCGACGGTTTTGGAGTCAAGTTTGCTGGTGATAAACTAGTGGTCACTTATCATAGTGAGGTTAACTTGAAAGAGGTTCACCCAAGAAATCAATTTGAAAATGAAATAGAGCGTAAGTTTGGTGACATTGTTAAGTTTTTAAAGAAAGAATATAAAAAAGTAACCAAAAGCTCTGTATCTCTTACAGAAGTTGCTGATGCAGACGTAATAGTCCAATCTACCTCTAGAGTAAAATCTTGGGTGCAAGCCACAAAGCAGTATAAAATTGGTGGGCTAGATGAGGTAGAGTCAGTCAGAAAATCTTCAGAGAGAGATCAAGATAAGCCGTTTGAAAAAAGATTTAAGGATTTTTTGGAATTATCTTCGGACAAGAGACCGTCAAACGACAAGTCTACCAAAAATCCAGATACGCCAGAGGCATAAATGTCACTCTCTAAACGAGAGATAATGGCGGAGATTGTCCGCTGCGGAAAAGACCCGGCTTATTTTTGCAATACTTATGCAAAAATTTCACACCCTATGAAGGGTTTGATTAGTTTTGATTTATATGATTTTCAGAAAGATGCCCTTGAGGATTTTAAACGAAACAGGTTTAATGTAATCTTGAAGGCACGCCAGTTGGGTATTTCTACTACAGTGGCTGCCTATGTTTGTTGGATGATGCTTTTTCATAGGGATAAGAATGTTCTTGTCGTGGCCACTAAGTTGGGAACAGCTACTAATTTAGTAAAGAAAATAAAAGCAATTCACAGGCACCTACCCCAATGGCTAAAGATTGCATCCATTAGCATTGATAATCGAACTTCTTTTGAATTGAGTAATGGCTCACAAGTTAAAGCATCATCGACATCTGGTGATGCAGGTCGATCAGAAGCTTTATCGTTGCTGGTTGTTGACGAGGCTGCGTTTGTGGAAGGGATGGAAGAACTTTGGGCTGGTTTATATCCTACTCTTTCTACGGGTGGTCGCTGTGTTGCTTTATCTACACCTAATGGGGTTGGGAACTGGTTTCATAAAACTTATACTGAGGCTGAAGAGGATAAGAATGATTTTCACACAATCAAATTACCCTGGGACGTACATCCAGATCGAGATGAACAATGGTTTGAAAAAGAGACAAGAAATATGTCTCGGAGAGAAATTGCTCAAGAGTTAGAATGTAACTTTAATGCATCAGGGGAAACAGTTATTCATGGTGACGACCTCAAGTTAATGCTGGAGAGTTTGTTTGAACCTAAGAGACGCACAGGATTTGATAGAAACTATTGGATCTGGGACGAGCCCAAAGAAAACTCAGATTACTTATTGGTTGCCGATGTCGCCAGAGGTGATGGTACTGATTTTAGTGTAGCTCAGGTTTTTGATATAAAATCTATGACTCAAGTGGCTGAATACCAAGGTAAAATTACACCTGATATGTTTGCTCCACTGCTTTTTTCAATAGCTAGTGAATACAACAATGCACTATTAGTGATCGAAAATAATTCATTGGGTATCGGGGTATTAAGTAGACTTAGGGATCTGGAGTATAAAAATTTATATTATAGTGTAAAATCTACTCATGAATATGTTGACGAATTAACTGCTGATGCTATTGGAGGTGTGCCAGGTTTTACAATGTCGATGAAAACTCGTCCGCTAGTGATAGCTAAGTTTGAAGAATTCATTAGAAATAAACTAATTACTATTAATTCTATGCGATTAGCTAATGAAATAAAAACATTTGTATGGCACAATGGGAGACCGCAGGCTATGAGAAGTTATAATGACGATCTAGTTATAGCCACTGCCATAGGGTGTTGGGTCAGGGATACAGCTTTAGTTACAAACAAAAGAGATATTGAGTATAAAAAGGCGATGTTATCCGGCATATCAGTTTCAAGCACTACTTTGAATACTAAAATACATGGACAACACGGACACAGAGGACAGCCAACCACATTTAAAGGAACTGATGGAAGATCACATGATATGGGATGGATAATAAAAGGATAAAAAATGAGCGATAACAATTCAAACAACAATAACAATAACCCTAGAAACGTACAGTCTTCGCTTTTCAAGAGACTGACAAGATTATTTAGCGGACCAATTGTAAACTATGATCGGCCATTACCAGCTAGCTCTAGAGGCTCTAGGGATGTTAAAAAGTATACGTTTAAAACTAATACAGGCAGAGAGTTTAAAAAGAATGAGTACTACAATCCTTTTACGGATTACAATAGCAAAGTCTTGCACGCAAGAAATAAACAGGTTAGGTACACCGATTTTGAACAAATGGAATACATGCCGGAGATTGCCTCCGCTCTTGACGTTTACGCCGATGAAATAACCACATCTAATGCTTTGTCTGATTTGGTTAATATCGAGTGCCACAATCAAGAAATCAAAGAAATAATCAAATTACTTTTGTATGGCGTCCTAAACATTGATTCAAATCTTTTTGGCTGGGCGAGAAGCATGTGTAAGTATGGTGATTACTATTTATACATTGACATTGACGATACTATGGGTATAACGAATGTCATCCCTCTACCAGTTAGGCAGGTTGAAAGAATAGAGGGCACGGACCCAACGAACCCAAATTATATCCAATATTTCTGGGAAAATGCTGATGCTGGTAAAGGAGTTACCTTTGAGAATTGGCAAGTATCACATTTTCGTGTCCTAGGTAATGACAAATATGTCCCATATGGAACGTCTGTACTAGAGCCATCTCGCCGAATTTGGCGACAGTTATCTTTATTGGAAGATGCGATGATGGCTTACCGTATTGTCAGATCACCCGAGCGTCGTGTTTTCTATATTGATGTTGGGAACATCGCCGCTGAAGATGTGGAGCAATATATTGAGCGTGTCAAGACCCAGATGAAAAGAAACCAGATTGTTGACGAAGATTCAGGGCGAGTTGATTTAAGATACAACGCTATGAGTATCGACGAAGATTATTATATACCAGTAAGAGGTGATAAGAATAGCACTAGAATTGAAACAATCGCTGGCGGGCAATTTACAGGCGACATCGACGATGTTCAGTATCTTAGGGATAAACTGTTCTCTGCCTTAAAAGTTCCGAAAGCTTATTTGGCCCAATCCGACTCAATGGAGGATAAGACCACGTTAGCTCAAAAAGATATCAGATTTGCCAGAACAATTCAAAGACTTCAAAGAGTCGTTATTGCCGAATTGGAAAAACTTTGTGTAGTTCATTTATTTTCTTTAGGGTTTAGAGACAAAGATTTGTTATCGTTTAAGTTATCTTTGAACAATCCTTCTAAGCTGGCTGAATTACAAGAATTGGAACATCTAAGAACTAAATTTGATATTGCTGGTAGCGCCACCGACGGGTACTTCTCCAAAAGATGGGTCTATAAGAATATATTCAAATTATCAGAAGAAGAAATACAGAGAATGCAGATAGAGCAATTCTCCGATGCAAAATTAAGCTCCATTATAGAACAAACTGGCGAAGCAGCAGCCGGCGGTGAAGGTGGCGGTGAAGGTGGACTTGATGATCTTCTAGGTGACGAAGGGGGTGATGACGCTGGAGATGATCTTCTGGGCGATACCGGAGATGAGGGCGATGAGGATGAGGGTCCGCTTTTGGCACAACCTGGAGACGAGCCAGATGAACCAGCGCAACGAGATGACGGATACACTCCAGTTACCTCGACTAAATTTAAACAAGGGGCAAGAAAAAGAAGTTATTTGTCATCTGTGGGAAACAATATTGCCTCATCCTCCGAAAGAAACCTATTTAAAGGGTGGAGCGGTGAAATGGGACCCCTCTCCAGGGGGATTGTTGGCGAAGCGTTAGATAAAGAAGAGAAACTTCTTCATGAAACCCAGCACGAAGTCAAACAACTAATAGAACAGTTGGAGCGAAAAAATGAAAAAGAGACATAATAAAAAAAGAAACACAGCTTTTTTGTTTGAAATATTAGTTAGGGAGCTAACCAAGTCATTTGTGTCAAAAGACTCCGGCAGATCTTCCAGAATAAAGAAAATGTTTAAGGAGTCTTTTGGAGATCGTTCAATTCTTAAGAAAGAGTTAGATTGTTATAAGGCTTTAAGAGAGAAGTCTGGTCTTGATAAGTACACAGCAGAAAAGTTAGTATTTGAAACTAAAAGAGTCTACAACTCTTTGGATCAAGATGAAGTATTTCTAGAGCAATCTAAATTGATCAAAAGAATAAACACGAACTTAGGTTCTGAAGTTTATAAAAACTTTGTTCCAAACTATAAAACGTATGCTACAATATCACAGATTTTTGGCGACAAGACGCCTGTAAAAAATCGTGTCTTGTTAGAGTCAGAAATCATAGATAATCTTGTGACCGAGGGCAAGAAGCAAGAAGACATGAAAACAGTTGATTCTTTGGTCGTTAGAACTTTTACAGACAATTTTAATAAAAAGTACGCTGGACTTCTTGAGTCCCAAAGAGAACTTCTAGAAAACTATATTGTGTCCTTCTTAGATAACGGAGTAGATTTTAAAATATTTTTGGTGGAACAATTGAATGTTATCAAAAGTAAAATTAAAGACTCACTAAAACTTGAAGAGGTTAAAAACGACAAAGACATGATAGAAAGCACGAAGAAAACGCTATCTATAGTTGAAAATTTTGATGTCTCTTCGTTCGGCAAAAAAGACTTGATCAAAGTTCTGAAACTTCAAAACCTAGTGAACGAGTACAAAAAAGATGCCGATTAAGATTAAAATAGGGGACAATGCCAAAAACGAAAGTAAGCCCACCCAGGCCACAGTTGCGCTTAAGATAAGCAAAACACTCAATGGCAATCTCCTAATAAACGACCATAAACATATAGACATAGTTATTATGCCTAAAGAGAACAGAATAGTCACTATGCCTAAGCCATACGCTGAAATAGATACCTTTCAGACGCAGAAAGATTTTCTATATGCCATGTTTAAGGGCGGCGTCACTGAAAATTTGAGCCCCGAAGGCGGTCAAGCATTTGGCATGATTGAGGCTAAATATCCGTCAGAGGCGGATGTGGATCCACTTCAAGCTGTCCTTTATCAAATTGAAAAATATATTCACGAATCTAAGGATGATGAACTTGTGTATGATAATTATGATGCGAACATAGAGGACAATTTTGTTGACCCATCACCTGAAAAATCAACTGAATATGGTGAGGTCCCTCCATATGAAGACACACCAGAGGGCGCACAGACTGCTGTGTATTCTTACTATGGCCATGGGTACAGATATTAAAGAAAGACAAAAATGAATTTGTTGTTATTTATCCTTTGTTGTTACGGGTTAACACAAATATTAGTTTATTCGACATTATTCAAGAGTATTAGACCTGAACACCACTTCTTCCATTGCCCTATGTGTGTTGGCTTTTGGGTTGGAGTTGTTCTTATGCTCCTAAACCCATTTACAGAACTATTTACCTTTGATGTTTCTTTGGTAAACGTTTTACTGTTAGGTTGTTTATCATCCGGGACATCATATGCGTTGTGTATGCTTATATCGGACGGAGGATTCCAACATGAATACCGAGTTAAAGGGAATGTGGACCCAAAAGTGGAGACTGAGACCCGTCGCAAGGTGTTGCAGGGGTAGTAGTATCGTGCGGGTAACGCCCGCACTCTAAGGAGATAAAAATGAATAAGAAATATGTGCTTCAAGAGTTTATGAATCTAGATTATAGTGACGATCTTCTTACAGAGGAAGAGCGTGAGGGCAACCGAGCAGGCACCCATCTTATTGTTGCCGGCAAGATTCAGGCTGCTGACGCTAAAAACGGCAATGGTCGTATTTATCCTCGACCTATACTTGAACGAGAAGTTAAAAACTATGAGAAGCTAGTCAAAGAGGGCCGTGCAATCGGAGAATTAGATCACCCAGACAGTTCAGTAGTAGAACTTAAGAATGCTAGCCACGTCATCACAGAAGTGTGGTGGAAAGGTAATGATGTCATGGGCAAAATGAAAATTCTGAATACACCTGCTGGACAAATAGCTCGCCAGCTTGTTGAGGGCGGCGTTCAGTTGGGTATTTCTAGTCGTGGGCTGGGGTCAACTCGCCAGGAAGGTGGCACCACGATGGTAGAAGATGATTTTCAGCTTTTATGTTTTGATCTAGTGTCAGAACCAAGCACAACCGGCGCTTTTCTTGTTGCTGAAGGACAAGAGGTTAAGACCCACCTGACAAAGGCTGATCGTATTAATCGTGCGCTCAATGACGTGTTGGGAGACTAAGCAAAATGGGAGCCGGTTTTGCATCTAGCGGCAGTGGTGGCCAGGGCTTTGCTATCAAACTTGAGGGCGATGGCGACACAAAGCTAGGAAATAGCGACGGTGACCTACATCAGTTCACCGGCAGCGTTGAGATGAACAATAACGTATTTTTCCTAGCAAACGGACGTGTAGGTATTAACACTGATTCACCTGCTTATAAACTAGGTGTTGCTGGCAACGTTGGACTCAATGAATACATCTACCATAATGGCGACGCTGATACATTTATGAGGTTTCAAGACGATTCGATAAATTTTCAAGCAGGTGGTGCTGATTTTATTACATTAACAGAAGCATCTCAAGATGAAGTTGTTATCAACGAGAACAGCACCGATATTGATTTTCGGGCAGAGAGCAACCACAATACTCATATGTTCTTCATTGATGGTGCCAATAGCCGAATTGGGATTGGTACTAACTCAGCGCAATCTGTCATTCATATTGTTGACCCCTTTGATGCGTATTCAGGCGCTGAAAGGGATGCTGTCATGATTATGAAAAGCAAGAAAGAGACAGGGATCAAACTTATCGCTGACTCTGGTAACGACAATCCTGATGGCGAGGCTAACAATCCTTTTGTAGACTTTTACCAAGATGGGCAGTCTGACACATCGGGAAGAGGTCAGAGAAATGCTAGTATCGCTATGGAGGGCAATGCAGCTACGACATTCACTGGATCTTTGGCCAATTCTTTCTTTATGGATGCTCACGTTCCAAACTCAGCCCACTCATCACGTCCACTCCAGTTAGCCAGTGATTCAATTAACGGCGGTCACGCTGCTCGTATCACTCTTGAGGGAACAAATGGGTATGTAGGTATCCATACATCCACTCCGGACTTTCCTTTGGAGGTTTCTGGAAATACAAGGGTTGCCGGAACAACCACATCTCAGTTTTATGTTACAAATGTAGCCGAACAAGATCTTGGCAGTGGAACAAGTAGTACTTTAACCCTGGCCTCTGGTACTATGCTTCTAGACGCAGACTCAATTAATGGTATTGATATGGGCGGCATGGAGGTTCATGGGTTAGCAATTGCTCGTGGGGGAAACTCCGGCACAAGATTATCACTTATACTCAAGGGGTCTAGTAATAATGTGTTTATCTTACCTTCGGGACTTATAAGCGGTTCCTTCGATAGTATTAATCCTGCTGCTGGCGTAACTTCATTAGAGTTTATGTGGATAAGCGAGGGAACACATCAAGCTTGGCATCAAGTTAAATAAGAAAGGAAACAAATGAAAAAATCGGAACTCAAAAATATTATTAAAGAATGTGTAAAAGAGGTTATCTTTGAGGAGGGTGTTCTTTCGGGCATCATCACAGAAGTGGCAAAAGGATTGCAAGCTCCTAGGCTAGTACAAGAGGCTACCAAAGTTAAAAATTCTAGATCTCATAGTGTCAGCCCTAACAGAGAAGTTTTGGCTTCGATTGCAAAAGATAACTACGCAGACGCAAAAAATAAATTTCAAAATCCGGAGTTGTTTGAGGGCACTAGACCCGCCCCTTCAGGAGATGGCAGAGGTCCACTCTCGGGGGTAGATCCAAACGACTCTGGAGTAGATTTAAACAATATACCAGGGATGTCTTCCTGGTCCTCATTGGCGAAAGGAACTAGGTCATGAGAAATAGAGCTAACCAACAGAAGAACAAGGTGAGTGGTTTTGTTACTGTTCACGCTAACGAGTGCGGAGATAACGCCGACAGAATGATACGCAAATTTATCAAAAAGGTGAAAAAAGAAGGTATCATAGACGAAGTTAGGGAACGAAGGTACTTTAAAAAGAAGACCACCGTTCGTGCTGAGCGTAAAAGAAACAAAAAAAGATTAGTGCAAAAAATAAATAAGCAAAGAGACGAACTATTTACTACAACGAAAACTCGTCTTAAAAGGAGAAAGTGATGCCAACTTACGGTGTATCAAGCAGCTACGTCAGACAAGCAGGTATAGGGAACGCTGCCTCATATCAGGTCTCAGGTAGGCCATATTTGACTGGAAATCTGGATATAGACAACGGCGTTGAGGACAAGATTGTTTTTCCTGCGGTAACGAAAAGAATTGTAATTCAGAACATGGCAGACATCGACTTAAGGGTCCATTTTGCTACCACGCACTCAACATCGGTCAATGGAACATCTTGCTTTTTTACATTACCGACGACAAAAGACAAGTTAGATATTGATGTAAAGTGTACAGAGATATATATCTCCAACCCCACTGGAAACAATGGCAAGTATGAACTGTACGCAGAACTCACCGGTATTTCTCCGGAGAATATGTTTGAACTTACAGGGTCCGGTATCTCTGGTGCCACATAAATAATACGTTCGTTTAACTTATCGAGCTACTATTTACTTTTGATATTTACCATCTTTAAGGGGTATTAGCATGTCAAATATGTTAGAACAGGCAATTGTAGATGCACAATCACTGCGTGAAGCTGCCATTAAAAACGCTGAATCTGAAATTGTTGAAAAGTATTCTGATGAAGTCAGAGAAGCTGTAACAAAACTTCTAGAACAAGACGACGAATTAGATCTAGGTCTTGATGATGAAGAGCAGGTTGATAGCACTGCTATGGAGCAAGTGCCAATGGCTCATGTTTCTGATGGCGCAGAGGACATCGTTGAGGTTGATCTTGATGACATCATTGCAGCCGCCCAGGATGATAACGACGATGAAGAGTTCGAAATGGGTAGGGAAGAAATTGCTGACGAAATTGGTATTGATCTTACTGCTGATGAGCCCGGTAATCGGGATGATGAAGATTTGGCCATCGATGAAGGTGATTTAGTTGACCTCTTCAAAGAGCTTTTGGTTTTAGACGTTCCTGAGAAAGCTGTTGAAGATTCGATGGAAGAGATTTCTAGAGACGAAGTTGAAGCAGACGAAGAGGAAGTGTCGCAAGATACTAACGTTAGCATCGAACGTGTCGAGGGCATGGAAAAAGAGGATTCTGAAGAATACTTGAAAACCAAAGAAAAAAATGAAAGCCTTAATAGAGAAAATAAAAACCTTAAAGATCTTCTGGAAAGCCTCAAGAGCAAGCTAGAAGAACTTCATACACAAAATACAAGATTATTGTACACAAATCGTGTTTATGAGAACACCTCCTTGAATGAGCGGCAAAAAAATAAAATTGTCGAGATGGTCTCAAACGCACGATCAGTTGACGAAGCAAGAGTAATTTTTGAAACTCTTCAAAAGACAATGGCGAGCATTGCTGAAAAGACTGCTCCAAAATCGTTGTCTGAAGCGGTAACAAAAAGATCTTCGGTTGTTCTTAGCAGTCGCAGGGAAGAACCAGTTTCGCAACAAAGCCCGACCACTGATCGATGGGCGATCTTGGCGGGATTAAAAGACAAATAAAGGAGATAATATAATGTCTGTAATTAATACCCTTACAGAGGGAATCAGACAACGTTCGTTAGCTAACGAAGGTGAAGCTCTTCTTGGAAAGTGGGAGCGCACAGGTCTTCTAGAGGGTCTCGACGATGTAAAACGTTCGAATATGGCTCGTCTTCTAGAAAACCAGGCTGCTCAACTTCTGAGAGAGACTACCACCATGCAAGCTGGTGACGTTGAAGGATTTGCCTCAGTTGCTTTTCCAATTGTGCGTCGTGTATTCGGCAATCTTTTGGCACAGGACCTCGTTTCGGTCCAACCGATGAGCCTCCCGAGTGGACTCATCTTTTTCATGGACTTCGTTTATAGTCCAGACGGATTGCAAGGCCATGGCGGCGCAGTTCAAGATCCTGAGCATAGATTAGGTGCCTCAGGTGATCAGTCGATTTATGGTGGTGGAGTTGTTGGTCGCCAGTTAACTGGTGGTATTAACCTCACTGATATCAACTCGCAAAAAGGTTTTTACGACTTAAGTAACGGATACTCTAGCCCGACAGGATCGGTTAGAGGTATTAAAGGACTTAACGGTAAAACAACGGGTGTTCAGGCATCCGGTACATATGGTGACAGTAACTCGAAGCCAGGCAGTGAGTATTATGAAATCTTGAGAGGAGATCCTGATCTCATTTCGGGAACGTCAACATACTTCATTGGTGAAGTTGATCTGACTGGTTCGGGTGCAAACTTTGATAACCTGCAAGCCTTTGTGGTTTCCGGAACTGATGGTGGCGGCGAACTTGGCGTCGGCGGATATCACGCTACTCGCCTTAACCAGTTCTCTGGTTCAAGCACAACGGCGGTTATTGTTGTTGGTCTTTCCCGTTTGGGTCAAAGAAGCGCAATTCAGTTGTCGTCGTCGATGATGGCTGCTGGTAATGATGGTAAAATTTTCTATCCGGTCGTTGATAGCTTTGTCGCCTCGGGCGATCCTTTCGGTGCTATTAAGGGTTCAACCACAGTCGCAGGCTGGGGACTTGAAACCGAGACGAAGATTCCTGAAATCGACATCAAGGTGGACAGCGTTGCAGTGACAGCAGTCACCAAGAAGCTGAAAGCCAAGTGGAGCCCTGAGCTTGCTCAGGATCTTAACGCTTATCACAACCTCGACGCTGAAGTTGAATTGACAAGCGTTCTTTCGGAGCAAATTGCTCTTGAAATCGATCAAGAAATTCTTTCTGATCTTGTTAGTGGTGCCAACGGCGCAACCCTTTATTGGAGTCGCCTGCCTGGTAAGTTTGTTAACCGTGAAGACGGAAGCATTCTCGGAAGCTCGCTCTTCCCAGACTTCACCGGAACGGTTAGTGAGTGGTACGAAACACTTCTTGAGACAATCAACGAAGTCAGTGCCCGAATCCACCGCAAGACATTGCGTGGTGGTGCCAATTTCATCGTCGTCTCGCCCGAGATGGCTAACATTCTTGAGTTTACTAGCGGATTCCGTGCTGCGGCCGCCGTTGACGAAGAGGGTGGAAATTGGGGAGTTAAGCAAGTCGGCTCGATTAGCCGCAAGATGGATATCTACGTTGATCCTTACTTCATCCGAAACGTCGTTTTGGTTGGACGCAAGGGCAACAGCTTCCTTGAAAGCGGATATGTTTATGCTCCGTATGTCCCACTGCAAGTCACGCCGACCATTTTTGGTACCGAAGACTTCGTGCCCCGCAAGGGCGTGATGACTCGCTATGCCAAGAAGATGGTTCGTCCTGACATGTATGGTCTAGTTATCTGTGTCGATCTTGTGAATGCGCTAACTGATTAGTAATTCACCTGGATTGAATAATAACTGAGGGAACCCCGTCCATGTGGCGGGGTTTTCTTTTATTATTTGCAAAACCAAAAACTACTTATAAAGTAAACCTATGAGGTAACTTTTTCATGCCAACAAATTTACAACCACAAAGCACAGTAAGCTCAGTTGTACTACCGTCTACCGGATCTCACTCTGAGGTCGCTGATTTTTTAGCTTATGGCATCTATACCACTTCTTCTTTTATCAGTGGTGCCGTGGATCAGGTTGCATATACCTTTAATAAATTGGGCGGAAACGTCCTAGACTTAGAAATATCGACAAGAAACGTCTACAACGCATATGAAGAGGCGTGCTTAGAATATTCCTACCTGATAAACACCCATCAGGCCAAAAATGTATTATCTGATTTGATGGGTAATACAACTGGAACATTTAATCAAGATGGTGAGTTTGTTGATTTTGACAAAGGCGTTAACGAAAAGCCAAATTTAAAATTCCCACGATTCCAGTTAGGCTATGCTGCGCACATAGGTAAGGGAGGTTCGGTTCATGCCGGACTAGGATCAACACAAAGAATATTCTCTGCTTCTATCACTCCAATCAAAGATCAGCAAGAATATGACCTGCAAGCAATAATATTTAGCGCCTCTGTTGACAACTCAGCCGACGGGGCTGCTTTCACAGGTTCAGTCGGAACAAGTAGAATAAATATCTCTAAAGTGTACTATCAAACACCTGCCGCCGCTTGGAGGTTTTTTGGTGGTAATGCGATTCAGACTGTTGGCAACTTATCAACGTATGGATCTTACGCAGACGATAGCACGTTTGAAATTGTACCAAGTTGGCAAAATAGATTGCAAGCAATAAATTATGAGGATAACCTCAGGGTTAGGGCTTCTCATTATTCGTATGAAATCAATGATAATCGTTTAAAGTTGTTTCCCATACCGAATGGAGAAAGCCCAGAAAAGTTTTGGGTAGAGTTTAGAACAGGTGAAGATGCTTACGACGAACAAGCTGACAGAACATACGGTGCCTCCGGGGTAAACAATATGAATGCTTTACCATTTCCAAATGTTCCCTATGTTAATATTAATAGCATTGGTAAGCAATGGATTCGTAGGTATGCCCTTTCTTTAACAAAGGAAATACTAGGACAAGTTAGATCTAAAATAGGTACAATACCAATCCCAGGAAATGACATAACCTTAAATGGTCCTGCTTTAGTGAGCGAGGCCAAGACAGAACAAAATGAACTAAGGGATGAACTTAAGACAGTATTAGACGAGTTGGTATATGGAAAACTAGCTGAAGGTGATGCACAACTTCAACAGAATGTTGAGACAGTTATGGCTTCAATACCTTATGGCATATATGTGGGATAAGTAAATGGCATCTAACAAATGGACACAGCCCGCACAGCCGCCACCGCCGCTTTTTGTCGGGCAAGCTGAAAGAAACTTCGTTAAACAAATTAACGATGAAGTCATTGAGAAGGTTGTTGGACAACAGGTATTATACTTTCCAATAGATATTGAGAGGTCAAAGTACCATACGTTGTACGGCGAGGCACTTAATAAAACTTTCTTACCACCTGTAAGAGCATATGCTTTGGTAGAGTATCTTGGGTCTACTAGAACTCAAACCGAAATAGGTTTTGATAATGTTTATAATATTAGTGTTCATTTCCACAAGAGAAGACTGACAGCGGATCAAAACCTATTTGTTAGACTTGGAGACTTTGTTCAGTACGATCAATTGTATTTTGAAATAGTTGATGTTTTTGAGCCTAGGTATTTGTTTGGTCAGGATAGCGATTTTGCTGACGGAACCTCGTTGGAGGTGACAGCGATAGGAAGAGAGGCAAGGGAGGGATTATTCGATGCCAACTAGGACACCACAACAAACCCAGCTATCAGCGTCTTACCCTCTGGCATCTTCAAACATTGAAACAATTGATTATGCTTTGTACAACTTTGTCAACGATAATTTAAACATATACTGCGAAACGAACAAGGGTTCACAAAAAGTCCCGGTTCTGTTTCAAACTCCTGAAAGAGCCTTCCAAATTAAGAATGAACCAACCCTGAGGAAGGACAATGGTCGCACTATTAGTTTACCTCTCATTACTGTAAAAAGAACAGCGATGAATAAGAACCCTGCGAACAAGGGTCGATATGGGGTCTATATACCACCATACTTTGATTTTTATAACAAAGGCGGATCGCTCGAAATAGCAAGAAAGGTTCAGCAAGATAAAACTAAAAATTTTGCAAACTCCAACGCCATAAAAAAGTCGTCAGGCGGTGACAACGTTAATAGGCAAACGTTTCCGGGAGAAAATAAAAATGTGGTCTATGAATCCATATCAATTCCGTACCCAACCTTCATTGAGGTAACCTATGAAGTAAAATTATTCTCCGAGTATCAGCAACAGATGAATGAGATGATGGAAACAATGTCAACTTTCACAGGATCACCCAGCAGATTTAAGATTGAGCACGGTGGCAACAGCTATGAGGCACTTTTGGACCCGTCTTACGCTGTAGCTAATAATTTTGACTTGGGAACCGAGGAAAGAAGGTTCGAAACCACTTTGACAACGACTGTTTTGGGGTATTTGATTGGTGCTGGGAAAAACCAAAAGACTCCAAACGTTGTTATTAGACAATCGGCGGCCAAAATCCAAATACAAAGGGAAAGAACAATTGTTGGCGATGTTCCAGAGTTCAGAATAGACAACAAAGACAAATATAGACCATAAAATACCGAACTCTTCTTTACAGGGAGTTTCGCCCTTTCCTCTACTATTTATTAAGAGCAATGCAGTGAGAATATAACTATCATGTTTGTTCGATTACTAGATATTACATCAAGGAGACCTTTTTGATGGCTGACGAAAGAAAGTTTAAGTTCATATCTCCAGGCGTTTTTATAGACGAAATTGACAACTCCCAATTACCTGCCGAACCCGGTACAATTGGACCTTTGGTCATAGGAACAGCCCCCCAGGGACCAGCTATGGTTCCAGTTACAATTAATTCTTTTTCGGATTTGGTAGAGACCTTTGGAGAGCCAAATGCCGGACAGCCCGCAGAAGATGCTTTTCGAACTGGGCAGTTAAGTGCCCCAAGTTATGGGCTTTATGCTGCTCAAGCATGGCTTAGAAACAATGCGCCCCTGACTTTTATGCGTCTTGTTGGAGAGCAGGACCCCGACGCTAACACTGCTGGTAAAGCAGGCTGGAAAGCCGGAACACTTGACGCTGACCCAGCTAACGGCGGTGCATTTGCACTTGTAGCTTTCCCGAGTGGGGCGGTAGCCGCTGCTAATGCGCCCGCAGCAGTAGCTGTGTCGGGTGCAGTCGCAGCCATCTTTTATGCTAACGAGGGTCGAGTTGTTCTTAGTGGTGCCCATGCTGGACCGACAGCCCTCGCCTCTCGTCTCGGCACAGGAAGCCTTTCGACGCTAATAGAGACGGATGCTAAAGGTCGATTCCATTTGGCGTTTGCACCCAATGGAACAGATTCGCTGTCTGATTATACAGCCCACGTCTCTTTAAACCCGGATGACAGAAACTTTATTAGAAAGGTCCTGAATACAAACCCAACAGTTGTTAACTCAACAGTCACCACACAACAGACTCGAACTGCTAATCAAGGCGGTGGCTATTGGCTTGGGGAGTCCTTTGAAAGACAGCTTTTGACAATGGGCTCAGCGTCGATGGGTGTGATGAGTAATAGTATTTACGGACAGAAGCATCATTTGGCCTTATTTCCAATGAGAAGCCAAGCCTCAACTACCCAAGATCAAAATGATCACCAATACGGATCTTTAAAAGCTTCAACTGGTTGGTATATAGCACAAAACTTGAACGACGGTGCTGATGCTACTTACCAGGCTCAAGGTCAACAAAAACTTTTTAGACTTGAGGCAAGAACTGGCGGACAATCAGCACAGAGACGTGTTAAGATTAGTATTGAAAACATTAAGGCACCCGAGGGTGAGTTTGAAAGATACGGTAGCTTCTCGGTTGTTGTTAGAAAATTAGACGATACTGATTTGAATCAAAAAATCTTAGAACGATATGATTCACTCAATCTAAACCCTGCATCGACAAATTATATTGCCAGAGTGATTGGTGATAAGTTTGTGACCTACGATACAACCACAAAAACAAACCGTGAGTACGGTAACTTTACCAATAACTCAAAATATATTCGTGTTGCTATGGATGAGGATGTTGATAGAGGCACAACAAACGCAGAGTTCCTGCCGTTTGGTGTTTTTGGACCGCTGACCTATCGTGCTGCTCTTGTTACTAGCGGCTCGGGCGGACTTGTTGACTATGGAAAGGAACAAGCATCTTCACAGCTTAGTGGAGCCCGTGGCGGTTTTGCCACTATGCTTGACAGTAGTGATGATGGGACGTTCGGCGACCCAGGCGGATATCACGCCTCTAGCTTCGGCGGCACGGAGAATGAATTCCTTGTTTTCTACGACCAAGCTGACGCAGCCAAGATTTGTTCGAACACCATAACCTTTACAGGGTCTTTTGTCTTCCCATCGACGCCATTACGCCGTCACCAAAACTGGGGCAGGGCTGGAGTTCCAATGAAGCAAGTTTATTGGGGCGCTTGGACTGGTATCAAGCACAGCGATCAAACTTTTGATCTTGGTGTGTTAGATACACTAACGGCCAGAGCAAGCGGACTTGAAACAGTGATATCGCCTACGACACCAAAAGATGTCGCACCATCTTTTCAGGCAAATATCGGCAACTCACCGGATCACAATGAGCCCATGATGGGTAGAGGAACAGCTAATTCCTCATCCACCGACCCACTACAACATGCTTGGGTGTTTACCCTTGATGATGTGGCGGAACACTCGGCATCTCTTGGTCTTGGTGGAGGATATGTTTACATGTCCGGTACAAGACAAGCCGGAAGTAGCATTTCGGCACTGTCTGGTGGGTACACAGGCTCCCTTAATAAAGGTCTTGATAGATTCACTACTTTGCTGCATGGCGGATTTGACGGAACTGATATTACAGAAAGAGATCCTTTCAGAAACAGTGCCACAGCCGCTGGTACAGCAGAGGTCGATAGTTCGAAGTTGCACTCCCTCAAGAGAGCAATTAATATTATCTCCGACGTTGATCAGAATCAATACAATATTGCAACGATGCCTGGCATCACACAGCCTGACGCAACTGATTACCTTTTGGAAAAAGTTGAAGAACGTGGTGATGCATTGGCGATCATTGACTTGGAGAAGATTTACACTCCTGATACCGAGAGCACCGCAAGTGCCTCGTCTAGAAACTCTTTCACGATAAAGCAAGCTACAGACGCTCTTAAAGCTAGAAACATTAATAATAGCTATGGCGCTGCTTACGCTCCGTGGGTGCAAATTCAGGACACCATCTCTAATAGATTGCTTTGGGTACCTCCTTCGGTTGTTGCCTTGGGCGCTCTGTCATCGAACGACAGGATTGCTGCACCTTGGTTCGCTCCGGCTGGATTCACCAGAGGCGGATTGTCTGAGGGTGCTGGAGGTATTCCGGTCCTTGATGTCACGAAGAGACTAACTTCGGACGATAGAGATGATCTGTATGAAGCAGGTATTAACCCAATCGCTAAATTCCCGGCTGAAGGAATTGTGATCTTCGGGCAAAAGACTCTGCAACAAACAGCGTCTGCGCTTGATAGAATCAACGTAAGAAGATTGTTAGTGTTCTTGAAGAGAGAAATATCTTTCATTGCCTCAAGATTACTGTTTGCTCAGAACACCCAGGACACTTGGAACCGCTTTTTACAGCAGGCCACACCAGTGTTGGAAGGTGTTAAGTCACAGTTTGGTATTGATGACTTCCGACTTATCTTGGATGAGACAACAACAACACCTGACTTAGTGGATAGAAATATTATCTACTCTAAGTTGATTGTGAAGCCAACTCGTTCCGCAGAATTCTTTGCGATCGACTTTGTTATTACGAACAGCGGTGCTTCTTTTGAGGACTAAAAAAGTTATAAGGAACTATTTAGGTATAGTATTTCTTTCGAGGAGAAACTAAATTATGAGTGGACTTTTTTGGAGTAACGTCAATACTGATCCAAAGCGCCGTTTTAGATTTATACTTACTGCTGGCAATATTCCAATTTGGACTATTAAAACAGTAACTAAGCCAGCCGTGACGGTAGGGGCGGTAGAACACCAGTTCCTCAACCACACTTTTAAGTATCCTGGCAGAGTGACCTGGAACAACATTACGATGACCCTCGTAGATCCTGTTGATCCAGATTTGGCCTTTACATTCTTGGACAAACTCCGCAAGTCGGGTTATGACTATCCGACTTCTGACCGTGTTAGAGGCACGATCAACAAGAAGGACGCTGCTGGAGTTCAAGGTATCGGTGGTGTTAGTATAGCTCAAATCGACGCTGAGGGCAAAGAGATAGAAAAATGGAAATTAACAAATCCATTTATTGTCAATATAGATTTTGGTGGTAACTTAGATTATGCTGCTGATGAAATGAATGAGATCTCCGTTGAGATTGCATATGATTGGGCTGAGCTTGTCACAAAGGGCAAAGTAGCTAGATAATTTTAAACAATCACTTTTTATCTGGTAGAGTATTAATAGGTTATTTAGAAAGGTTATAGAATGAGTAGAAATGAAGGAAGAGTAAACCCATCTGAGGACGAGGCTCTTGAACAAGAAGAGCCGACTCCTATGAGTTATCCAACTCGCCCACCCTCGTCAGACGATTCTGGTTTTAATTGGACCAATCCGACATATTTTGTTGATTTACCGAGCAAGGGTAAGTTCTATCCTCCGTCACATCCTCTTCACGGCAAAGAGCACGTTGAAATTAAGTATATGACCGCCAAAGAGGAGGATTATCTTACATCTCAGCCACTGCTTCGTAAAGGAATTGCGATAGATAGAGTCCTTGAGAGTGTCTTGGTTGATAAATCAATTGATTTAGACGGTCTGCTTCTTGGCGACAAGAACGCCATCATGGTTGGAGCTAGAATTACAGGCTATGGCGAAGAGTACTCTGTAAATGTTACCTGTCCTAAGTGCAAAGCTGACACAAATTACGAATTTAATTTAGAACAGATCGAAAACTGGGATTTTGAATCAAAGCTAGAGGAACTAGCTTGTGAGTTCACACCCAAGAACACTGTTCTGGTGCAGCTTCCCCTATCCAAGGTTGATGTTGAGATTAAGCTTCTTAATGGACATGATGATAAGAAATTAACGGATCAGGCAACCAAAAAAAGTAAAAAGAACTTAGACTCTAGCACCCTTACAGACCAACTGAGAGCTTTCATTGTTTCCGTTAATGGTATTGACTCGCCTTTTGCAATTGCAAACTTTGTGACTGGGATGCCTGCGAGAGATTCAAAGTTTCTAAGAAACTTGTATGTTGACATCGCCCCCAACATTGACTTAACCCAAGAATTTGAGTGTTCCAGATGCGGACACACAGCGGACATGGAGGTTCCGCTCGGCGTCAACTTTTTTTGGCCTGAGTGAAGATAATAAAGAATACATCTACGAAGAAATATTTCAATTAGTATACTATGGTGGATGGTCTTTTAGAGAATGTTACAATCTGCCCGTGCTAATAAGGCGATGGTTCATAAACAGGTTTTCGGCAGAAAAACAAAAAGAAGCTGAAATCCGAAGCAGGGGATCATCATAAAAGTTCTTAACAGACTATTTACTTAAGCTGTGAGGATACCCTGTGAAAGATAAAATAGATTTTGAAAACGAGGTTCTTGACTTAGATGAGATCAAGAATACTTTGAACGAAAATATTCTCCACGTCTTTGCTGCGTGGATTGAGTATTTGTTATCTAAAATGTTCAAAGGAAGAAGAGTGCCAGTTCGTGTTCGGGGCAACCGAATTGAAGTGGAGCGGTTCACCGATGCCCTGGTGAATGAAAAAAGATATATGGACTACATCAAGAAATATGGACTTGATGACCCCATGACCTACAAGCAAAAATCAAAACTTGACGTTGCGATTAAAAAGTTTGAACGTGAGGCAAGAATAAATTGGCCAATCAGAAACTAATCACACCGTGGAGATTTAGCTGATGATAAAGCCGAAGAGCGCCGGAAGAGCCGGAAGGGCTGTTACGGATCTTGCTAGAAAAGTTACCGGCGGTCGTGGCGGAGCCGGGCGAGCAATTAGAAATGAGATGATAGCAGAGGGCGGAATGGAAGCCCTTGAAGAATTTATGGAGGCGTCCAAGAACACGGCGCAGCGGGTAGCTGAAACTCTGAACCCGATGAAGGGTGTCATACAGGGAATTCAGTCAGCTTTTGGTGTTTCAATACCAAAAAACTTTGCTGATCTAACGGCAGAAATTATAAAACTCAATGTTCAGTTAGACGATCTTCAGGTTGATGTTGGTCGTTCCACTGGATTATTTACACAGCTAGGATCTCAGATAGAGGTCTTAACAAAACAAAATCGACAACTAGGTGTTACTTTCGATCGAACCGCCAAAGCAATGATGTCTTTGGACTCAGGCTTTAGTAGTCTTTATAGACAAACCACTGTACAACAGCAAGCTACTCTTAGGTTGACTTTTGCCCTAGAAAATCTCGGCGTCGCTGCTGATGATACCGGACGAGGACTTGAAGTATTTACCCGTGGCATGGCTTCCTCTGATAAAGCCGCCCAGCAAAGCGTTAAAAATCTTATTAATCTTGCTAGGGAGATAAGGTTCAAGGGTGGACCAGCCCAAATGATGAGAGATATTGCTGAAATAGGTCCAATGATAGTCAAATTTGGTTCAAGCTCAGAGCAGGTTATGGGTGACCTGGCCAAACACGCTCGTGCAACCGGTTTAGAGATGAGGCAAATTTTTGATGTGTCTGATCAATTTGATACATTTGAGGGAGCCCTAGATAAAGCAGGGCAGCTTAATGCACAATTTGGATTAGGGCTTGATTCGATTGCACTAATGCAAGCAGATGATGCAGAAAGAAGAGATATAATTGTTGGTAGATTTAGTGAATTGTATGGTAACTTTGAATCCCTAGACAAGCGGCAGAAACAAATTATGGGCGAGACATTAGGCTTTGGCTCGGACATATTAGCTACTAGAAAATATTTTGAAGAGATGCCTATGTTTAAGGACTCTGTTACCTCAATTGAACAGGCAGCCGTCGAACAAACAAAATTGAGCGAAAGAGGACAGGCAGCTATGGAAGGCGTTATCCGTGACGCTGGCGACACCATGCTTCCGGGTCTTGGCGCTAGTGTAAATCAAGTTGTTGGATCCACGTTGGACTCTTTTAAGAACTTGTCAAATTCTACTGATCTTATCTCTATGGAAATGAAGAGACAATTTGGACTTCAAATGATGGGACCAGGCTTAGCTAAGGAAACAGCCGATGCACTATCTGGCGCAGCGCAGATAATAACAACAATGCAAACAGGACCAGTAGCTACACCCGGCTTGGTGCCCTTAGCTGGTGCTGCTGGGGCGATGCCCCTTACAAATAGGGGTATTGACCTTGCGAACGCAACTCAGAATCCTTATATGACTCCGCAAGGTATGCGTGATGCAGCAAGAAGAGGAAGAAACCCTGGACAACAACCCGCCGGTACGCCCACAGGTCAGCCTACCACCCCAGGTGGTTCGCCCTTCATCGACCTCGCCGCAGCGTCTACCGATGTAGCGGGTGCCGTCATCAGACCGGGCATGACCGCTGCTGAATTTACTAAAGCTATGGATCCTGATAATGTTAGGGCAGCCAGAGAAGCATTTAAATTACAAAGATTACAGAAAATGGGTATGGATCTCGCCGCTGAAGACCCCGATGCATTTTTCAAACTTGCGAAGGCTCAGGCTCCCGGCGGCTCTCTGGAAACTTATAAGCGAGCTAGGGCCACTAATATTGCAAAGGGTGGACAAATTACCGTTGGTAACGTGGGTCGTAAATTAGCCAAAGAGGGGCTTAAACGTGGTGCTAAAAAAGCAATTCCAGTTATTGGTGATGTTGCTTTTGGTTATATGGAGGCTGAAGAAAATATTGCACAAGGCATGAGCAAAGGAAAATCATACGCTCGTGAGGGTATTGGCGCAACTGCTGCCATTGGTGGTGGATTATTAGGTGCAGCTAAGGGCGCTGCATTTGGTGCTGCGGTTGGTGGACCTCTTGCACCAGTCACTGCTATACTTGGCGGTATCATAGGTGCCGTTGGGGTCAGCTTGGCGGCAGAGGCTACCGCTGAGGCTGGCTTTGATGCGATTGCCGGCAACGAGGTAAAAGACAGACGAAAAAAAGAAGAAGCAAGAGCAGCCTTACAAGTTCAAAAACAAGCACCCCAAAAAATGGCGAACAGTTACATGCAAGCGATGTATGGGCAACAACAAAGACAACCAACAGAAATGGGTGCTACTATACCGCTCCAAAATGTTATTAACATTAATGGTGCTGAAGTATACAACGATACAACAGATTTGAAATCACAACTTAATGTGACCACTGGTCGTCAACCTCCTCGTCCGCAGCGCATGAACCTGCCGGCTGTCACCACGAATAGTAGGTAAAAAATGAAAATTAACAACAAAGAATTTTTTATGAGTTCCTTACCGGGTGAGTCTAGCCTTTTCAATAACGGGCAAAGACTAGAAATAACACATTTGGCAACTGACTATTCAGTGGCCTTCTCGGCTTTCTTAGATGATTTTAGTGATGCATATACCTCTGAGTGGTCAGAAGAAGAATCATACGGACGCATGGATCCGATAGGAAACTTCATGATGACTCGCCGAAACATTTCAGTTTCTTGGAGAATTCCAGCAGCTAGTTTTCAACAAGCTAAAGATAATTTAGATAAAATGAACAAAGTTGTATCATTCTTGTATCCTCTTTATGGGAAAGCGGGTGCCACGCAGTCTAACTTCATAAAGATGGGCCCTTACTGGAAAGTCAAGTTTGGTAACTTAATTTGTAATTCACTTGACGGGGGACCACTCTTAGGTTGGGTTAACGGGATCACCGTTGACCCCTTGTTTGAAGAGGGGACATTCATGCTAGACGGAGATAAGTTGCCCGGTGTAGAAACACCCGGCGCTGGCGATGGCACGAGGCACAACCCAAATGGAGCCGGTGTAAACTACTATCCTAAAACCTATAAGCTTAATTTTGAAATGACTGTTCTGCACGAGCACTCCGTTGGGTGGAAAAAGAATGCGGAGGGGGACTTTATATTTAGAGGAAAAATGGGTAAGTCCACCGAGGGTAAGAATTTCCCTTATAGGTCAGCCGCTGGAATAAATCAAGAAGATACCTTAAAGGTTCCCCGACGAACCCAGGATTCAATAGACGAGACAAGCTTAACAAGGGCACAGGTCATGCAAAGCCCCCAAGGAAGCCCCGGCAATAACCCCAATGACCCAGGCAAGATTCTCTTTGATGCACACGGGGAGAGGGCACTTTGGTGGGAGAGAAAATATAATACGGAACTTGTTGACGGTAAAATTACATCAACAATGGTTGCCGCTGGTCCAAACGTTGAGTATTATGAAAAAGAAAACCCTGTAGGGCTAGCGTTTGCCAGAGATGTGATGAACGATACAACCGGTAGAGGAAAATAATAATCATGAAAAATTATTTTATGAAAACTGGGATGCCGGGTGAACAAAATCTCTTTAACGAAGGTTATCGCCTAGAGATAACTCACTTACCGACAGGATACTCGGTGGCCTTCTCTGCCTTTATAGACCAGATGAGTGACTCTTACAATGCAAATTGGGCTTCGGAGCAAGTCTTTGGCAGAATGGATCCTATTGGTACCTACGAAAGAACAAAAAGGAACATCTCTGTCGTATGGAGAGTCCCTGCATCAGACGTTATCATGGCTAGAGACAACTTAGATAAAATGAACAGATTAGTATCTTTTTTGTATCCCACATATGGGAATTCTATGGGCGCAACAATGATGACTCAATCGCCCATGTGGAGAGTTAAATTTGGAAATTTAATTTGTGATGCACGCACAGGGGACGGGCTTTTAGGCTGGGTTAGAGGCATAACTATAGACCCAGCTTTAGACGAGGGAATATTTACACTAGACTCGAAAGCTCAAGCAGCTAATTCTGCTTTCGGTGCGGGCGTTGATTATTTTCCCAAAACGGTTCGCTTGAATATTGAACTAGCGGTGGTGCATGAACATGACCTTGGCTGGGAAAACGTTGGTGGCACCGAGAGCGGCGAAGAAATATTTGTTTTTCGGGGATCGGGCAGAGAATCACAATCTGGACAGAAAGAGGGTATGGCTTTCCCGTATCCTTCCAGAAGACATGTCTCTGACCCGATACATGAAGTTTCAAAAAATACAAAGCAGGGTTTAATAGACCTAAGGAAAGCTTTTAATTCCCTTCTTACAAGGCAGGATCCAATGGGGAATCTTGTTCAATTGGCTGTAGACGCCGTAAGCCCCACTGATGTCCCGGATCAAGATCGGACTGCTCAAAACGCCGTTCTAAGTGCGCAGACAGGAGGTAAGAAATAATGGGATCAAGATACAGAGGTCGAGGACTCATCTTTAACGATAATGAAGAATACAGGAAAAAGTTCTTCATTGATCGTAATGTCAATCAAGTTGTACAATATGACACAGCAGAATTTTTCTATCCTGATGCAGATGAGGTTGGTAGTTTACAGAATATTAAAGTTCGCTGGGGTGCGACCTCAAAATTATATAACTTAGCAGCACAACATTATGGAGATCCAACCTATTGGTGGGTTATTGCGTGGTATAATAAGAAGCCCACAGAGGCAGATTTTAATGTAGGGGATATTATATACGTCCCGTTGCCACTTGAAGAAGCTTTGGAATATTTCGGAGTATAACATATGGCTAAGTGGGTTTACGCATCATTTCCTTGGGTAGAAGCCGCTCCGGACGGTGGCTGGGGAGCCCTGACACAACGAGCCCAAGATGATAACAGGTCAACTGTTGGTGCTATTGGTAGTTACTATAGTACGGAAGATGCATGGCTAACTAACATAGGCTTTAAAAAAGGTATTAGAGAAGACGCCAGTCAGTTAACTGGCGACATCAACGGCATGATAGCTGACATGGCCTTGACAACCCTGCCTGGCGAAGATCCGAATGGAAAAACATATTATGTTCCGGCACTTATCAAAGAGGCGATTGAGGTCTCATACATTATCCGTGGCGCTCTTCAGGTTCTTCAAGAGTCAAATCTTTTAGGTCCCTTGGAGGTTGTTGGCATATCGAGTATTAATTCAGTAAGAAAAATATACAAAGAAATGTTCGGCAGCCAACGTGGCATTGATATTCTCATAGAAGAAATGGAGAACATGTCCATCACAAGTGGACAAGCAGCGGACGGCGACAAAGCAGCGGATGCAGATTTTTATGGTGTGGATAATAGACTGCCGCAAGGACGCAAGCTTGGCAACGGGATGCTTTTTTCGGAGGCTGTACTAAGACTAAAACAAACCTATCCGCTGTGTGTTGCTTATGACCCGTTTTATCAATATTCTGACAACCCGCAAGATGATTTGGCTGTGCAGCCTTATGGTTTAAACTTGAGAGGCAACTATACTGGATACTTTGAAAATTTTCTTGGTGTTGATTCGATATTTTCAAGACAAGAATTAACGAGGTTAGGCTACGGTAATACCACAGCCGAAATACGTCAGCAAGCTGTTATGGATCTCCTTGATTCTGGTGAAGCGTTTACTAGTGATAAGGGATACAGAGGAAGAGTTGATGTATCTAGTGTAACTTATCCTTTAACATCGCTGATTGGTGCCCTCCCGGCAGAGCCAGGACAAGCTCCAAGAGATCCGATAATAGGAGCTTTGCGATATCCACCAATGGCACCTGGCGGACGAGCACCTGAGCCCTCGGGGCAAATACTAGGCGGACTTAGTGCAACTGAGAGAACTTATCAAATACGGTTCAAATATTTTAACACTACAGCTTACAACAACGTAAGAAAATTTATTCTGTCCGAGCACAGAAAGTTTCTGAAACAACAATTAGAAGAAGCTAAAAAGAAAAAGGCTGCTGGTGACTTTCAACCCGAACCAGCTAGAGCCGCCTCTGGAGTCATGTCTGGAGCGAGGGCAACGGCAAAGACTGCACCTAAGCAGGGTGATCCTGCTAGAGATGCAGCGATTAGAATTTTAAATTCACAACTTATATTGATGCGTAACTTAAGAAGCTTAATGCCCGTCGCAACACTTACACACTATCATGCTTCCGGAAGACCAGATTCACCGATCGCTCGTAACCTTCGTTTTGATCATTTGATAAACGCCCTTTGTGAACCAGAATCCGTGATACCGTTATTAAATAATCCGATGACAGGCTTAGACTCTTTTATAAATGCACCTAATTCTGCACTTTCAACTCTCGTTCCAAAGCTAACGTTTTTCATCGGAGACTCGAAGGGAAATAGAAGGAAGGTGGAGTTCCCGGATCACATTCATGATTACCAGATTAAAGCTTTGGCAAAGGGAAAGAGCAGTACTCAAATAAAAGATATATTAAGAAACAGGTCTAACCATGGCACCGATGCAGGTGTTAAAAGTTTCTCTTGGGATTTTGACCAAATCCATGAAGGCGACAATGCGGTAAAAGCCCGCTTGTCTTTGTTTTTCGGCTCAGCACTTGATATGATGAATGATGATTATAAGGCCTTCTTGTATACAACGGGCGACCCAAGCTCAGATGCACCTAGAATCAAGGGTCGCAGGTTTGTAAAAGAGACCAAAGAGAAAAAAGTTGAAAGACTATCGATAGTTTTACAGAAGAGGCAAGAGAAGCTAACAGATCCAAATCAGAACCCCCCGGTGGAGGATGGTAAGGACTCCATATCAAGAAACAACAGGGCTAGCAAGAGGACTGCTCCTGGCAAGCCATCTTTGGGTCTTTATGTTAGGGTCGGATGGGCTGTTCCACAAGGTAAAATGCCGGCTGATGCGCCAACCGATTTTATAAAAACTATAGAAAAAACTCAACGTGAAATAAAATTAAATTTAACTGGACATAGTGTATCGTATAGTCCCAACGGACAACTAACTCTGGACCTTGAATATGCTGGGTCTATTGGTAATGCTCTTGATCACTTGTCAAGATCAGACGTTCTAAGAACCAGAAAAGGTCCAACGGATATAGATTTTGTTGAATATTCAATACCAAACATAGTAGTGCCAGTACCAGAAGATTCTATAGACCCTGAAATTTCCAGACTTGACTCAGCAACTTATGCCAACTCGGCTTGGCCCCAAGGTTACATAAAAAGGAAAGCCATAAAAAATTATAGAGTTACAGAGCAAAATCCAAACCCGTCATATCGGCTTAAAGATGTTCAACCAACTGTTGCGCTCGCTAAGGCGGGAATTGAATATGAAATAAAAACCCTTGACACCTTGATTCAAACAATGCATGATAAAACTGCACTTTTACCAAAAAAGAAAAGAGCAAAGGTGGAGAAGGATGCAACTCTTGCTGCAATGCATGACGCCTTACAGCGCCACCGTCGAGTTGCTCAGATAGCTTTAGACAACATTCTAGAAAAAATTAGAGAGCCAAAATATGCCTCCATACTGGAGCGCCTGTTGGCTGATAAAAAAATATATTATGGTAGAATAATACCGAGGACAGATTCCTTACCCGTAAGTGCTTACGGTACCGTGAAGTCTGGCAATTATACTGACGCCACTGCTGGTACAACCAGGCATAATTTTGATGTTGTCTTCACCAAAAAGCAGCCAAAAAGCAAAACAGAAACAAAGTCTGAGAGACTAAAAAGAGTCAAAGATGCTTTGAGTGACGCCTATAGGACAGGAGCTAACCCAGCCCTGAGACTTGATCCAACCTCGGCATCGACAAGAGATTTTGATGTGGATTATGGCTCCAGGAACTTATATTATATTAGGTTGGGAGACCTGATAGATAACATACTTGAAAACATAGACAACACAGAGGAAAATAATGATGATTTTTATAAGGTTGTCTTAGGATCTATACGCCCGATAAACTATGGAATACCAGGGTTTACAGAAACAGATGTTTTTATGTTAGCAGACTTGCCAATATCTATAGAATATTTTGGACAGTTCTTTATAGATACTGTTGTTGCCCCTCAGCGTAATTCTATATCTTTGAAAGAGTTTTTGGATGCTCTTAGACTGAAACTGCTGTCTCCCATGTTCAGAGAGTTTTCCCAAACGCAAGGTAAAAAATCAACTCCGATATTTAACATGACGCCTCTTTTTTCTGGGGTCGAAGCAGAGCCAGGGGCGGTGCTAAACCAAGACGAACTAAGACAGTTGGCTTTTAATAGAACTCAAGCAAATCTTGCCAAGAATAAATACTTAGTTATATCCCCACGAACTATAACATACAAAAAGCGCAGGGGCATAGAATCCGAAGATATTAAAAACGGCATATATCATCTAAAGATTGGAGTTGACAAGGGTATAGTTAAATCATTCTCTACCACCGAGAGAAATATGACAAAATTTCACCGAGCGATGCAGGTGGAACGCAGCAATGAACCTGATGGTTTTTTGGTTGTGCCGCAAAACTTTGATTTAACCTTGGTTGGTAATCAGTTCTTTCCAAACGGCACTACGGTATATATTGATGCAGATGTTGGCTTTGGCAGAGAAATAGCTCAGACCTTAGGAATCGGCGGTTACTACGGGGTCGTTAGGTCCTCTCACTCAATAGAGGGTGGAACCTTCGAGACTGTGTTACAGTGTGTATGGCAATCTTCTGGCAACAAGGACGGATTATAAAATGGTGCAACCTAGAAAAGTAGATCCAAACTTAAATTCAATTAGGTACTCGAACGCCGACAACGATTCGGATGCGAGAGAGGTTTTTAAAGACAGAGAAAAGTATGCCAATTTCATTTTCCCAGCCGCTTCGTCTCTTGGTGTCGGTACGGCTTATAATTTTTGGGGTAAGGACAGGTTTTTTGGAAAAATAAACCCGGTTGGAAACCCCGCTATAGTAATTGAGAGTCGCCTAAGACAACTTAGGCACGCAGATCCAGGACAAACATTTTATGCGTTAGATTTCGTAGCCGATGCGTGGAGAGATTTTTGCGACAGAATTAATCTCGAATTGGCCAACGGGACGCTGTACGACTCTGGTCCCTATTCGTCAATGACTGTCAAGCGAGGGTGGACAGACGTCTATAAAGAATATCACAACTATATGGTAAATGATTTGTACCCTGCTTTTCAAAATATTTTCATGAGTTCCCCAAAAAGAAAAAGAATGCTGACAGACTTTGATACTTTCCTAGAGGTATTTGATGAGTTTTCAGGGAAAATAATTAAAAACGCAGGACCTATAACTTTATCGGGCTTTGTAGAGAGTTTATATTATTCACCACTGAACACAGGGCTTGCGCTTGAGATCGCCACTGATGCTCATGATGATGATCTAAGAAAAGAAATAAAGTTTTTGTACGATGAAAATTTTCCACTGGTTATGAAATTAGCAACATACTATGGTTTTTCTGTGGACAAGAATGCGCCTTGGAGATTTGTTATAGATCCAAGCTCCCTTGCAGCGCAGGAATATATGCTTGGCCTTTTTATGGAAAGCGGAGATCTGCCACCACAATCAGGAGCGGAGTGTGAGGATGGCGTGTTTATACCAAAAAACAGAAGAAGTCCAGAACTTTTTGGTTATTCAGAAATACCAGGCTTTGAAGATGTAATCAGGCACGCCCCTGGTTACGCCCACTACCAAGATCAGATAGGGGGTTCTTATTCTCCAGTCGTAGTGTATACTGGGTTATTTAACGCTTCTTACCTTGAAACTATTACAGACGACATGAATTTACTAAAGGTTTATTTGTTTGACTTTTACAACAGATATGTGTCCGCCAACGCTAGCTTATTAATACCTGCTGGGACAATAGACGATTGTGACAAACCTAGAACTATCTTAAGGGACTTAGTGAATCCTGAAATTTTGTCATTATACGGAGACAAATGGTCTCTTAGGGCCACCTATGTTCTACGTCGCCGAGAGCGAGGGATAGTGGAAAGTAGAGATAATGAGATTAAAGACTTGAGAGATATTTTTAATTTCTATGACTTCATGCCAAGCAACAGAAACTCTAACAAGTATCTTCGTGCCCTAGGGTACATCAATGAAAAGTTCATTGGGAGGTTAACGACTAGCTCGTTTGATACTAATATTATCTCATAGGTTATTTATGTTATTTCAAACTTTAGACGACAAGACTGAGTGTGTTGGCATTTACGCTGACAATAAACTACTATTTGATGTAGGTGACTTCCCCGAGGGGCTTAAGTCTACTTGGAGTTACTCGCCCTACCTAAGAGGCATGGATATCGATTACGCATCCTTGTATCTTGAAGGCGAAGACCTGTCTGGCAATATACCTGAGTTTTTGCGGGACGACTGGAGTGATGTATCAGAAAGAATATTGGCTTTCAGGCGGTCTTTACAAATCTCTAAGGTCAATCAAGACGAAAACTGTTTCTTCGACCTTGTGCCAGAAAGATTCCTCAAGGACTTTTGTGAGGTAAAGAATAATATAACTAAACATATTCTTAAGACGGTACCAAAGCCTAAAAGATACGATTATCACAAGCATGTTTCAATGCTGCTAGGAGATATAGCTTGCCAACCAGTAACTGTGGACAGAAAAAAGCTTTCATCTTATCTTACTAGTAAGAAGCTAGGCAATCAAGCCAGGGCTATGATGGAGTGCTCTCCTTATGTTAGGTATAATCAGTTTGGTACTGTTACAGGTAGGCTTACCACTAAGAAAAACTCTTTCCCGATTTTAACTTTGAATAGATCACTAAGACATGCTATTAAGCCACAAAATGATTATTTTTTAGAACTGGATTTTAATGGGGCAGAGGTAAGAACTCTTCTTGGGATGTTAGGATCACCGCAACCTGTGAATGACGTTCATGACTTCCACCTGACAAACGTTTTTAATTCTTTGGTTTCTAGAGAGCAGGCCAAGACTTTGTTTTTCTCATGGCTGTATGGCTCAAGGCAAATGGCTGCCTCTGCGGAGGGTAAAAAGCTAGAAAGTTTTTATGAGAGATCAAAACTGTTGGATAAATTTTATTGTGACTCTACTGTAACGACGCCATTTGGCAAAGTCATTAACGACGTGGACAAACATCTTGCTTTGAACTATTTGGTCCAGTCAACCACGGCAGAACTAACCCTAAAGCAAGCTTTGAAGATAGATTACCTGCTCAGAAGAGATGGCACTGGCTCAACAATAGCTTTTTTAATACATGACGCTATTGTTCTGGACCTTAAAAATGAGGATGAGTGGTTGTTGCCTAGCATTAAAAAACTAATGGCTTCAACCAATTTTGGCAACTTCATCATAAATACTAAATCAGGAAAAACACTTGGTTCTTTAAGGGATATTAAAATTGGATAAGGTTATAGGATTAGGAAAATTTGGCTGTTCCATCGCTGAGCATTTAACGTCTTATCCAGAGTATCGAGTTTATAAAATCGATTCTGACATTACAGAACGAGGCTCCCTTTCTATCGGAGCACATAACGACATGCAAGAATATGAAAACTTAATTGATGATCAAGAAATAACAGTATACCTCAGGTCAGTTAAGACAGACGATGAGGTGCTGATTATCACAGAGGGCGGCGAACCAATATCTGGTGCTTTGCTTAGAATTTTATCGACTATAAAAGACGCTAAAGTCTCAGTTCTTTATGTTTGCCCAGATCGACAAATATGTTCTGAAATACAAAAACGAGACGATAAAATATGTTTCAATATAATTCAGCAATACGCCCGCAGCGGGGCCATTGAAACTGTTTATTTGTTAAGCAAATCATCTGTTGAGGCTCTGGTCGGAGATGTTTCGATTCAAGAGTATGAGAAAAGTATGTCGTACTTTGTTTCTTATGTGTTGGCGATGGTTAATTACTTTAACCACACAAAAGCAATTGTCTCAAACAAGTTATCTGTAAGAAATTCTTGTAGGATTGCAACTTTTGGAGTATGCTCCCTTGAGAACAACGCCCCGGTTAGCTTGTTGTTCCCGTTACAAAAAATATCAGACGTGCATTTCTATTATGGGTTACCTGAAGAAACCATAGAGGGTGACGGAACCATCATGAAAAAAATAAAACAGCAAGTTACGGATTACAAAACAGACGAAAATATGAGCGTTGGTTTCTCTGTCTATCCTTTAACTTTGGACGACCCATTTGTGGCTTGTCTTGCCTATTCGAGTGAAATACAAAATTTTGCCTTTATTTGACACTATATATTGTGATATAAAATAGGGTAATTTCCGCATGAACCAAAACAATAGGCGAGGTATTCTTCTAGCCTCTTTTGTGAACACTGAAGACGAAAATATAATAAATGCAGAGGTTCAATGGATTGTTGAAAAGCTTGAGCTTACCAATAATTACATTTTTTTGCTACAGAATCTTGATACCCCAGAAAAGAAAATACTAACTTACAGTGCTATAACAGAGCCGGGGAAAAGATTTAATCCAAGGTTGCACACTATGCGAATCCACCGGAAAAAACAGACAAATACGCTTTACACCATAAATGCACTTAATGCAGCAGTGTCAAAACAACACGATGGACAGACTGGGAAGCATCTAAAACTTGATTGGGAAGAGTATTCTAATTGTCTGTTATTGACCTCTGGAAAAAAACTTCAAGCTTATCCCATTGAAGTAATAAAGATTTTTAAAATAGAAGACCCTCCTGAGGAAAATTAGCTTTACACCCTATCCTGATATGGTATAGTAGATCACGGTCAACTAACCAGTAAAGGAGAAATACAATGGGTATTGACTTGAGCAAGATGAGGGCGAAGCACGCTGCTCTTACGACCAGAGGAGGAGACTCCTCAGAAAACTTTTGGAAGCCAGAAGAGGGCACGCACCAGTTGCGACTAGTATGCCCGCCAAACGGCGATCCTTTCTTTGAGGCATATTATCACTACGGCATGGGTGCCGAGGGTAAGACCACTGTCCTCAGCCCACGCACTAACGGTGGTGATGACCCCATCGCAGAGTGGGGAACCCGTCTTTGGAACGAAGGCACCGACGGCTCTAAGGAAGCAGCCAAACGTTTTTGGCCTAAGATGCGTATTTTCGCCCCCATCGTCGTCCGTGGCGAAGAGGACAAAGGCGTCCGCTGGTGGGGCTTTTCCCGCACCACCTATCAGGCACTTCTTGACTTAGTTCTTGATCCTGAATACGGTGACATCACCGATACCGAGAAGGGTACAGACATCCGTATTGATTACGGCAAGAAGTCTGGTCAATCCTTTCCGACGACGGATGTCCGACCAATGCGTCGTACTTCGCCCCTTGCGAAGACAGAGGAAGAAGTCAACACTCTTCTTGAAAGCATTACATCCGCTGCCGAAATCTTTGACGTCGCCTCCTATGAGGATTGTGAGAAGGTTCTTAATGAGACGCTCGGTGACACAGACACCAGCGCCACCAACGAGACAACTCGCTACAACGACAGCACCGCTACCAAGTCTGACAAGGGCATGGAAGGCGTGGCAGATATCGAATCAGCGTTTGACGACTTGCTGTCTAGTTGACCAGCACCCGCAGGGGGGCACGGGGTGACAGGTGCCCCTCCTTATGGAAATGGAGATTAAATGGGAAACAAAGCTGGAAATAGCCTTGTAAGTGATTTGCGCAGCGAATTAAACAAGGCAGCTAAAGAAAATATTGCATATGACTTGCATGGGGATAACCCAACAGACGTTAAGACTTGGATTTCCACCGGCTCAACGCTTTTGGATTATATTATTTCCAACCGCCGAGACGGGGGGATCCCTGTTGGCAAGCTCACCACGATTGCTGGTGAATCTGCTAGTGGCAAGAGTCTTGTTGTCACTCAGATCCTGGCCAACTGTCAGAAGATGGGAGGCGTTGCTGTTTATATTGATACGGAGAACGCAGCATCCCCAGATTTTATGGAACAACTAGGACTTGACACAAAGAACAACTTTATGTATGTTCAACCTGGCACGATTGAAGAAGTGTTTGAAACTATTGAACGCCTCATCGGACTCATCAGGGAAAAAGCACCTGACCGCTTAGTCTGTATTGTGTGGGACAGCGTTGCTGGAACCCCAGTCAAAGCCGAGGTAGAAGGGGACTATGATCCCAACAGTCGTATCGGTCTGACAGCCAAGGCACTAGCCAAAGGTATGCGGAAAGTAACGGAGACACTCGGCAAAGAGCAGATCGCCATGGTTTTCACCAACCAGTTGAAGACCAACATCGGCGTGATGTTTGGAGACAACCGAGTGGAGCCAGGTGGCAAGGCTCTACCCTATCATGCTTCCAGTCGTATCTGGCTGACCCAGCACAAGGGAAAAGCCAACGGTCAGATTCTAAACGAGAAGAAGCAGGTCATTGGTTTCCATACCAGTGCCAAGACGATGAAGTCTCGCTTCGGACCATCACCAAGGAGTTGTCAGTTTGATGTATTATTTGACCTTGCTAACGACCGTGTTGGCGTTGATGATGAAGGTTCCTGGCTTAGTGCTATCGCTGGCACGCCTGGCTGTATTCGCAGCGGCGCTTGGTATACTATCAATGTTGACGGGGAAGATAAAAAGTTCCAAAGTAAAGACTTTTCGAAGCTCTTAGAAGATAAGAAGTTTAAGGAAAGAGTTCTTGACATCCTAGAGGATGAGTGTAGAATAGGTAAGAAGTAGAGATACTACTCTTACGGAGACCCCATGAAAAGATTGCTGATTATTGATGGACAGAACATGTTCATTCGTAACTATGTCATGTCCCCTCAGTTGGATATCAACGGAAATCCAATTGGGGGGCTGACTGGTTTTATGCGCTCCCTTCAGAAAGAAGTACGACGTGCCAAGCCTGACCGAGTGGTCATCTGCTGGGAGGGCCCAGGCGGTTCACAAAAACGCCGGGAGAAGAATAAGAATTATAAACTTGGGCGCAAGGCTCCTAAGCTCAATCGTGAGTATGAATTTGCCACACCCGAAGCAGAGCGGGAAAATAAATACGAACAACTCATGCGACTAATTGAATATCTAGAAAACCTTCCAGTGCTCCAGATGTCGCTTGACAGTGTAGAGGCTGACGATATCATTGCCTGGTTGTGTCACTGTAACGAGTACGCCGAATGGCAGAAGATCATCGTATCTAACGACCAAGATTTTTTGCAGTTGTGTGACGATAAAACTATCCTTCTACGACCGGGTAAAAACGAACAGGTTCTTAATAAGAACAAGGTCTTAGAGGAATATGGAATCCATCCTCGCAACTTTGCCTGGGCTCGTGCAGTTGTTGGAGATAAGTCTGACAACTTAGATGGTGTTAAAGGTCTTGGTCTAAAAACCATGGCTAAAAGATTTCCCTTCCTTTCGGAAAATAAAGACTATGGCCTCGACGACATTATGTCGCACGCAAGAAATAATAAAAATAAAATTAAGGCATATCAAAATGTTGTTGATAATGAAGAAATTATCGCCCTAAATTATGAGATTATGCAGCTATATATCTCTACCATATCACCGCAAGGAGTTAACAAACTCAAGTATGCGATTCAGAACGACGGGGTTGATCTAAATCGCACCAAAATTAGGACAATGCTTCTCAAGGATGGTATCGGTACTCTTAATATTGACGAACTTATGTTGATGCTAAACTCTCATAAAAAAGTTTGAGAGCAGCCTTCACATTTTCGTTAGATGAGTTATAGTAAGGAACAAGGAATACAAATGCCCGAACAACAGTACGACACATTCAGCAAGTTCGGAAAGTCGTTCCAAGAAAAATTAGTAAAGACAGTCCTCTTTGATCGCAATTTTGCGAATCAGATGGAAGAGGTATTGGATACCAGTTATCTAGAACTGAAGTATCTTCAGGTTTTTGTAGACCTGATGTTCCAACATAAGCAGTCCTATCCGCACCCAACCTATGAAGCAATGGTTTCAGTTGTGCGTACACAGACCGAAGATTACTCAGATAGTATTATTAAACAGGTCATTGAGTTTATGGCTCGCATCAAGAGCAATGCTATCGGTGATGACGACGAAGAATACGTCAAGGAAAAGTCCTTAGACTTTTGCAAGAAGCAGAAATTAAAAGAAGCCATCCTTAAGTCCGTTGACCTTCTCCAGTCCCAGAGCTTTGATCAGATCCAAAAGGTTATCAACGAAGCTATGAATCTTGGAGCCGATAATAACCATGGACATGACTGGCACAAGGACGTTCTTGATCGCTTTGAGCTAAAGATGCGCAATCCTGTTTCTACCCAGTGGGACGAGATTGATATGATTACTAAGGGTGGGCTTGGTAAGCGTGAGCTTGGCGTGGTGGTTGCTCCAACTGGCGCAGGTAAATCCATGGCTCTTGCTCACCTGGGTGCTCATGCAGTGATTAAAGGCAAGACCGTGGTCCATTATACGCTGGAGCTTGCCGACACCGTAGTTGGCCAACGCTACGATTCCTGTATTACAGGCATTGATTTAAAGAATTTGATGTCTATGAAAGATTCCATCTTGGGGGTGATTGAGCACATCCCTGGGCAACTCATTATCAAAGAGTATCCAACCAAGTCAGCATCCACTCGTACAATCTCAACGCACCTAGAGAAACTAAAGCAAAAGGGTATCAACCCTGATATGATTATCGTGGACTATGCTGATCTTTTGAAACCAACAGCCTCCGGGTTCAAGACCCAGGAGCTACGCCACAGTCTTGGAAACATCTATGAAGAACTTCGAGCCATTGGCCAAGTTTGGGATATCCCAGTGTGGACAGCATCGCAGACGAATCGCAGTGGATTGAACGCCGAGGTTATCACGATGGAGTCCATCAGTGAAGCATTTAGCAAGTGCTTTGTAGCTGACTTTATCTGTTCCATCTCCCGCACGGTTGAGGATAAGACCGAGAACAAAGGTCGCATGTTTGTGGCCAAAAACCGTAACGGTGTTGATGGCATTGTTTACCCAATGGAGATTGATACAGCCAAGGTTCATCTGCGAGTGCTCCCACCTGACGAGCACTCGACAATAGATGCTGTGGTGATGAAGACCAAACAAGAACAAGATGAACACCTACGCAAGAAGTATCAGAAGTTTAAAGAAGAGCGCCGCAAACAACAAGCGGACGATAAAAAAAAAGTGAATGAAGAGAAGAGCCTTAAAAATGAGTTACAAGATTTAGCAAAAAAAATAAAATCTGAGGAGCAAGAAGCAGTATGAAAGATCAAGAAATTTCAACCAGGATATTATCCGATATCACAGTGTACATGAAGTATGCCCGTTATTTGCCTGAGTTAAAGCGTCGAGAAACTTGGGAGGAACTTGTTGCTCGTAATATGGAAATGCATATGAAGAAGTACCCAAATCTCAAGCAAGAGATTAAGGATAACTACCAATTCGTATATGATAAAAAGGTTCTCCCATCGATGCGATCCATGCAGTTCGCAGGGAAACCTATTGAAATCTCTCCTAACCGTGTGTTTAATTGCGCTTATGCTCCCGTGGATGACTGGCGTGTATTCGGCGAGATTATGTTTTTGTTACTTGGTGGAACTGGTGTCGGTTACTCGGTCCAACAACATCATGTTGATGAATTGCCAGAGATCCGTAAACCTAATCCCAACAGAACTCGGAGGTATTTAGTAAATGATAGTATTGAAGGATGGGCTGATGCCGTCAAGTATCTTATCCGTAGTTACTTCTTCGGTGGCTCACGGCTACGATTTGATTATAGCGATATTCGCCCTAAGGGTGCTCGCCTTGTAACGTCTGGCGGCAAAGCCCCAGGACCCCAACCACTGAAAGAGTGCTTGGTCAAAGTGGAAGGTGTTTTAACTGAGAAGAGTGATGGTGAAAAACTGTCGGCCATTGAAGTGCATGACATCGTTTGCCATATTGCCGACGCTGTTTTGGCTGGAGGCATTCGCCGTGCTGCTCTCATCTCTCTTTTTTCCGCAGATGATAAAGAGATGATTGCTTGCAAGTCTGGCAACTGGTGGGAGACTAATTCACAGCGAGGACGAGCCAACAACTCCGCTGTGCTTTTGCGGCACAAAGTAACAAAAGAATTCTTCTTAGATTTGTGGAAGCGAGTGGAAGCATCCAATGCCGGCGAGCCTGGTATCTACCTGTCCAACGATAAGGACTGGGGAACCAACCCGTGCTGCGAGATTGGGCTGCGACCATTTCAGTTTTGCAACCTGACTGAAGTCAATGTCAGTAATATTGCTGGACAGAATGATCTAGAAGAACGAGTGAGAGCCGCATCTTTTATCGGCACACTCCAAGCTGGCTACACAGACTTTCATTATCTCCGTCCAGTTTGGCAGCGGACCACCGAGAAGGACGCCCTTATTGGTGTGTCTATGACTGGTATCGCTTCCGGTCGTGTGCTTCAAGATGACATTAGTTTGACGGATGCTGCCAACGTAGTGAAAGAGGAAAATGTTCGTGTTGCAGATATGATTGGAATCAATCACGCAGCCCGCACAACCTGTGTTAAGCCTGCTGGAACCACCAGCTTGACCCTAGGAACTTCCAGTGGTATTCACGCCTGGCACAATGATTATTATATCCGCCGAATTAGAGTTGGCAAAAATGAGCCAATTTATTGGCACCTTGCTGTCAACCACCCTGATCTGGTTGAGGATGAGTACTTCCGCCCACATGATACAGCCGTAATATCAGTGCCCCAGCGGGCACCCGAAGGTTCTATTTTGCGTGATGAAAGTGCGTTTCAGCTTTTGCGTCGGGTAAAGAAGATTACCAAAGAATGGATTAACCCTGGCAAACGCTCTGGACAGAACGGCCACAATGTCTCTGCGACTGTATCTTTACATGAAAATGAGTGGACTGATGCTGGCGAATGGATGTGGGATAACCGTAACTCATACAACGGATTGGCTGTTCTTCCGTACAACGGTGGAACTTATCAACAAGCACCGTTTGAGGACTGTTCGAAAGAAAAATACGAAGCCATGTTATCGGCTCTTGAAAACGTTGACCTCACAAAGATTATTGAAGAGGATGACAACACCGATCTCAAAGGCGAGGCTGCTTGTGCCGGGGGTGCGTGTGAAATTACTTAAAGGGAAACAAAAACTATAATATAATATAAAGAGGAAAGGAGTCTAACATGGCTACTCTAAACTTTATTATGCCCCGTGAGCTACAAGAAGGATTTTGTAATCGAGAGGCGAAACAAAACAAGGTGAAACATGCGTGGGTTCCCTCTGGGCAGACCCGTGCTATCTTTGGCGACCAGATAGCGATCGAGTGTTATTGTAAACATTGTAATAAACGAGAATGGACCCAGACTTCTCGCTTTGAGTTTGAAATGCTACAGGATTATTGGGAGGAATTAAGATGAAACCTTTAAATCGCAGACTACTTATTGAAATAATCGAGGAGGATCCACAACAGGGTGCGTTCTTTGTACCTACAGAGGAGAAGGTTGAAGACTTCTTACCGGCTAAAGTATTGGACTGCGCTGACGATTGCGCAAAAGACTTAACCGGAAAGACAGTTGTCATCCACGCTTTTGGTAGAGAGGAAGTAACCGTTAAAGGTAAAAGATATACTTTTATTGGTGAAAGTCATCTGATCTGTGTGGAGTAATGTATGAAAAAGATTTTGAGCGAGTGGAAGAAGTTTTTGAATGAGTCTGGTTTCAATAGGATTAGAAATATTCTTCAAGGCAAGGTGGCCTCGGTAAACACCATAGGCTTCATGACTGGTGAGAATCCTATGGCGCAAAAGCTATCTCGCAAACAGAATCAAAAACTAAACAAAGAGTTGATGGCATTCATGCGAGAGCGAGGCTATGGACCTATCCGCATCAAAGGACGCTTTGGAAACAAGGAGCGGTCACTAATGATTCCCAACATTACTAGAGAAGACATGGTAGAGGCTGGGCAATATTTCAACCAAGAATCTGTTATCTGGGGAGAAAAGACAGGCGAAGATAAATTTGTCTTCGAATATATTGAAGGTAACAAGACCTTACAGAAAAGAGACGCTGTTCTGTTTGACGATGAGGTACAGGCTCGTGAAGATTTCTTTTCCCAAGAGAGGCAATCAGCCGGCCGTAAGTTTTTTATTCCGTTCTTTGATGAGCAGTATGAGATGGAAGAGGGTTTTGAATATGATTACGACTTACCCAGTCTAAACGAAACCCAACGGGAACAGAACAAAGAACTAATCAAAGAAATAAATGAGCGAGTTAAAAACACTTTAGATACTAATCGAACACCAAAGTCTCGCTGGCACCATCGTCAAATATTGAAAATTAATCTTCGGGAACTAAAAAATAAATTATGAATTCATTAGTTGAAAAGTTTAAGGACTTTATTACAGAGCAGCGTGCTCGTAAAGATCAGTTTGACCGGAACGGTCTCATTAAGTTGTTTCACTATTCTCGCCCCGATGTAGAAAGCCTGATGCTGGACCCAGAATTCGGCGCTCAATCCTATTCCAGAAATGATTATATTGTTTCAGACGTTCCGAGAGTTTTCTTTTATGTAGACCCGAATGACAAAGAAAGATATTTCTATGGAGCAAACTTATTTACTGTTGACGTTCCGACAAATAAGGTGTATGATCTTACGGCAGATAAAGAAGGATATATTGAAAAGGTAAGACACCCTATATATGGTCTAAGAGATCGTGAGGAGTGGAACACCCTGTTAGAAACGATCAGAGAAGATTACGATGGTGTTTTTTATGACACAGGAAACCTTAAAATAGTAACTTGGTTTTACCCCATTGAGGTAAACCGCATATCATCAGAAGAACAAGCCCGACTTGAGGGCAGATAAAGAAAGGTATAAAAAATGAAAAGAACCGCTGAGTGCATTACCCCGCACCATCCTGATAAGATTTGTGATAGGGTATCAGACGCTGTTTTGGACGAGTGTCTCAGGCAAGATCCTAATTCTAGGGTTGCTATTGAGACCATGGGAGGACATCGAAAGATTGTCGTGATGGGCGAAATTACCACAGACGCTGAATTGGATATCCCCAGGATTGTAAAAAGTGTCTATGATGATGTTGATGAAATAGATGTCCACGTTGTCAAGCAGAGTAATTTTATTTCTCAAGGAGTGGATACCGGCGGTGCTGGTGACCAGGGTATCATGGTAGGTTATGCCTGCGATGATAATCAGCAGATGATCCCGCAAGAGCTTTATCTTGCTCGGCAGTTATGCCAACTACTTTATGAAGACTATCCCTATGACGGTAAGACTCAGGTAACTTTAGATGATGGCGTTATTACTGCTGTCGTGGCAAGTTTTCAAAAGACTTCAGGCTTAGAGCTTTATAACCGGGTGGAAGAGTGGCTCGACGATCAAGGGTATAAGAACCCATCTGGCTCCGTTGAGATTCATTGCAACCCAGCGGGCGATTGGGAAGTCGGCGGCTTTGATGCAGACACAGGACTGACCGGTCGCAAATTGGTTGTTGATAATTATGGCCCTAGGGTCCCAATTGGCGGCGGTGCCTTCTCCGGCAAAGACCCTAGTAAGGTTGATCGCTCGGCAGCTTATATGGCTCGCCGCATTGCAGTTGACTATCTAAATAATCACGACGCTAAAGAAGTTTATGTTTACCTTGCTTATGCGATTGGGCACCCGGCACCTGTTCAAGCCACAGCTATCGTGGACGGACAGCATCATGATGTCGAGGGCTATGACTTAACACCCAATGGTATCTCAGAATTGTTACAGTTACGAGAGCCAAAGTATCGCCAGACAGCCGGCTGGGGTCACTTTGGAAACGGTTTTCTCTGGGGCTAATAACATCTTATGGGAGACGCAAAGATGAGCGAAGAACAGAAAACAGTTAACACAGTTGCTGACGACTTGATTCCTAAGCCACCACCAAAGTTGGCACCAAGAGGAATTACCAGTTTTACCGTATACCGCCAACACGACGAGACAGGAGTTTCGGGTGACGGTGTTGTTATTGAGGGAGTTGTCATGGCCACGGGTCAATGTGTTGTACATTGGCTTTACCCTCCACCCCGTGGTGGTATCGCTATCTTTGACAGTATGAGTGATTTTGTTAAGGTTCATATTGAACCACACCCAGCCAATCAAACCATCATCACTTATCAGGACGGACACAAAGATGTGTACGGGCACAAGCCTGATGAAGATAAAGAGGAAGAAGAAAAATAATACTTCTATTTAAAACAATTGGAGATCCCCACATGCTGGGTGGAGAGCAGGGCGGCTGGTGCCCTGCTCATTTTTTTCTTGAACAATTTAGAATCTCTGCTATAATATACATATAGAAGAGGAGAGAGAAATGAAAGTCGGAGATCTTGTCAAGTTCACCAATCGCAGTCACAGCCTTTATCACAAGTATTCCAAGGGTGTAGGTCTTGTTACAGAGATTGATCACATTGCTAAATACAACAGAGGCTCCCGCCAAGAATATCTTGGAGCTAAGGTCACAGTCCAGTTCCCAGAACTAGACAAACCATCAGTCGTTACAGAATTTTCACTACAAGTAATTTAAAGGAAGGTAGTCAATGACTAACCGAATTGAAAGCAAGATCCCATTCGTGGGATTACATGCTCACTCAGGACTCTCACCGTTTGACGGACTGGGAATGCCTGGGGAGCATATGGACTTCGCCTACGAGAACGGGATGAACGCCCACGCCCTGACCGACCACGGTCACATGAACGGGCTCTCGTTTCAGGTGGAGCACTTAAAGAAAATGAAGGAGGGCGGCAAAGACTTCCGAGCCATCTACGGATGTGAATCTTACTTCATTAAGTCCCATCGTAAATGGCGTACAATGTACGAGGAGCACAAGGCTAACTCCAAGAAGCAGAAGAAGGAAGAGTATGGGATGGTCATCGAGGATGAGGACCGACAAAAGAAGTTCAACCCACTCAACCGACGAAGCCATCTTGTGATGGTCGCTCAGAATCAGACAGGTCTAAATAACTTATTCAAGCTAGTGTCCGATAGTTATCAGCCTGAAAACTTCTATCGCTATCCTCGTATGGATTTTGAGATGCTAGACAAATACAACGAGGGGCTTATTATCAGCACCGCTTGTATGTCTGGCCCATTGTTTGGAGACTTCTGGAAGAACCGAGACAAGAGTCCAGACCATGTACTCTCCGCTATGCGGGATACCATTGCTCAGTTCAAGGAGATCTTCGGCGACAGGTTTTACGGAGAGGTCCAGTGGAATGATATTCCCGAGCAGCATCTCGGCAACAATTATATTATCCAAGCCTGTATGGAAATGGGAGTAGAGGTTATCAGCACAGCCGATAGTCATTACCCACGACCAGAACTTTGGAAAGAGCGAGAGATGTACAAGCGCATCGGCTGGGGCGGCAAGATCCCAGCCTGGGCTGAAGGCGGCAATGGTCTTCCCGATTCGGTTGATGAGGTCGGCTACGAACTCTACCCGAAGAATGGCGACCAAATGTGGGAGAGTTACAAGAGTTACTCTGCCAAGCATCGCACAGAGTACGACGATACTTTTGTCCGTGACTCAATTGAGCGTACACATCACATTGCCTTTGACCGCTGTGAAGACTTCCTTCCTGACAGCACCGTCCGACTCCCTGAGTTCGTGGTACCTGAAGGCAAGACAGCCATCCAGGCTCTGACCTCTGACGCTCTGGCGGGAATGAAAGAAAAGAATATCACAGACCCAGAGTATGTGGACCGCTTGAAGTATGAACTTAATATTATCAAGGAGCGAGGCTTCGCTCAATACTTCCTGACGATGAAAGCCATTTCAGACAAAGCCCAGGAGGAAATGCTGGTAGGCCTTGGACGGGGGTCGGCTGCCGGCTCGCTCCTGTCATATGTTCTGGACATCACACAGATTGACCCAATCAAATATGCTCTCCAGTTTGAGAGGTTTCTGACCAAGGGCGGCAAGGGCTACCCCGACATTGACTTTGATGTTGAGGAACCAATGGAACTGAAGCAGCAACTGGCAGAGGAGTGGGCTAAGATCGGCGTGAACGTTGTTCCCATCAGCAACTTCAACACACTCCAGTTGCGTTCACTTATCAAAGACATCGGTAAATTTTATGATATTCCATTCACCGAGGTCAACAAGGTGACTGGTGTGATGATGGCGGAAGCCACCCCTCTAGCCAAGAAGGCTCACGGGCAGACTGCCGGTGTCTACACTCCCACATTTGATGAGGTAAAAGAATACAGTGAAACACTCCAAGCATTTTTCCAGAAGTACCCAGAGGTTGCTACTCACGTTGATCACTTGTTCGGCAATATGCGGAGTATTTCTCGGCACGCTGGTGGGGTTGTTGTTGCGGAGAACCTTGACAGGCACATGCCCCTGATCAACTCCGGCGGTGTCATCCAGACCCCCTGGAGTGAAGGTCAGAACGTCAGACACTTAGAACCCCTCGGATTCATTAAGTTCGACCTGCTTGGCCTGTCAACTCTTCGTATGATTTCGGGAGCTATCCGTCACATCCTTAAGCGCCACCAAGGCATTGAGGAGCCGACCTTTGAACAGGTCAGAGATTATTATAATACTCATCTCCACCCGGATACCATTGACTTTGATAATCAGCAAGTCTGGAAGGAAGTATTCCACGAGGGCAAGTGGGCTGGCATCTTCCAGATGACCAATGGTGGAGCCCAGCGGTTCTGTCAAGAAGCCCAGCCAGAATCTCTTTTGGACTTCGCTGCTGTCACGGCTATCTTCCGCCCTGGTCCACTTAGCGCCAAGGCTCACAGCCTGTACGTCGCAAACAAGACCAACCCTGACCAAGTACATTACGACCACCCAATCATCAAAGAAGTGCTCGGAGAAACCTATGGTCTTTTAGTCTTCCAAGAGCAGTTAGCTATGCTCGCCCACAAACTCGGCAAGGACCTCTCGCTGGATGAGGGCAACCTTCTCCGTAAGGTCCTGACCAAAAAGGGAACAGGGAAAGATAAAGTAAAAGATAACCTGTACAAGAAGTTTGTAGCCGGCTGTGCCGAACACGGATTGTCCAAAGAGGTTGCCGACAAGCAGTGGGCAAACATGGAGTTCTTCTCAGGCTACGGCTTCAACTTGTCGCACGCCGTGTCCTACGGAGCGGTATCCTTCCAGTGTGCGTGGCTCAGTCATTACTACCCAGTGGAGTGGATGGCTGCGTTCTTGGACAAGGAGCCAGAAGACAAGAAGGCAGGGGCAATTAACACAGCCAAGTCCTTTGGCTTCGAGATCGTCCCACCCAGTATCAACAAGTCAGGACGAGTGTGGGAGATCGGTGAAGATGGCAACACTTTGATTCAGCCGCTTGCCGGCATTAAGGGTCTGGGCGACAGTGCCATTGATCAGATTGTAGCCAACCGACCTTTCAATAGTATTGAGGAGTTTATCTTCAACGAGAATATTACATACTCCAAGCTCAATAAGAAAGCCTTGGATGTTCTGGTCAGAAGCAAAGCCCTTGACGAGTTGATGGACGACAGGTTCACAGGACTGAAACACTTCTGGTCAGCCGTTGCCGTGGATAGGCCACGCAAGGAAAAGAACCTGATTGAAAACATTGACCTCTACGCTCCCGAAGGAGACTTCTCCGAGGAAGAGAAGTTGGAACACTTCGCATCGCTCACAGGGATCTTCCCCATCCACGAGATTATGCCACAGGAAATCCAAGACAACCTGATGACCCGTGGCTGTCCGCCCATCAGCGAGTACGACCCTGACCTCAAGCTGGTCTGGTTCATTCCAAGGGAAGTAAAAGTAAAGAAGACAAAGAACGGCAAAGAATACTGGGTCATCAGCACAACCGACAGTAACGCCTTTGATGCGAACATCCGCTGCTGGGGTGTGAGAGAAGATGACAAAATCTCTCTTAATAAAGTATACATTGCTAACTTAGACTACAATGAGAAGTGGGGATTCAGCACCCGCTCTATCAAAAGAAGTTTTAGAAGATTAACTTAAAGTAAATATAATGGAACGATGTAAACTATTTAAAACTAAGAAGACCTATCGCATACCGGTCGGATTAACGGGGGTGGTTCTAGATACTTTAGAATCATTCCCTCAACTTAAAGTTGTTGCCATTAAGTATGATGTTAGCGGTTGGAAGTTGTCTGTGATAGCCGAGAAAGATCTTGAATATTTAGAGGACCAAAATGATTGACGGAAAGAAATTAATTAAAAACGAAAACGATTGTTACAATTGTGGCTGCAATTTAAAACCAGTCTGTCCAGACTATGAAGGAGACAAGATGGAAGTAAGAGTAGAGCGACTTCACGAAAACGCTAAGCTGCCTGTGCGGGCACACCCGACAGATGCCGGCATGGATTTATTCTTTTGTCCAGAGCCTAAGCCGGAATTAAAAAATCAAATCGAAACAGTCCTTCCTTTTGGATCGTCAGTGATTCCCACAGGATTAAAGATTGAAGTTCCAGAAGGGTACATGCTGGAGATTAAAAACAAATCTGGAATCGCCTCAAAGCGTGGGCTGTTAGTTGGTGCCTGTGTTGTAGATCGTGGGTACACAGGAGAAATCTTTGTGAACCTTCATAACGTGACACACAGAAACCAAACTATCCACGATGGAGATAAGGTTGCCCAAGCTGTCTTCGTCAAAGTTGACACCGATATTAAATTAGTGGAAACAGAAAAGGGTATCTACGACGAGGACACTAGTCGTGGCGACGGCTCTTTAGGATCCACAGGTGACAGATAATTTTTGGCAATATATTAAAATATCTTAAAACCTGAATGCCTCCGAAAAAATCTTCCTCCATATTTTCCAGATTTTTAGATTTTATTTCACGAAGATAAAACTTGACAGACTCTCTTTCCATGATAATATAAGATATAAGGAGAGAGTTATGCATGTCGGTGACAAAGTAAAACTTACAGGCATCACCCAGCACGGCAAAAATCGTGTTCGTGAACAGAGTGATGTCTGGGAGGTTATCCGCATGAGTCCCACAGTTTCATTTAAAACATCTGCCTCTGGTCCGTTTATGTTGTTGCAGGCCACCAAGGGTATCCATATGCGCTGGGTTTCCACCGTCAACGACGACAACTTTTCAGTAGAGGTTATTGATGAGTAAGAATGAGTGGCGTAAAGACTTGAAGGTCGGGGACCTCGTGATGATGAAGAGCGGCGGGATGGCTATCCTTACAGAGGTGTTCTTTCGGTTTCCAGAAACTGACCCATCCTATCCCCATATAAAGATGATTTATTGTGATGACAACACACCAGGCAGTTGTAGCGCCTGGCGAGTAGAGGAACTAATCAATGCAAGTCGGTGATTTGGTAAAACGACACGAAGGCTGGCAAGGCTGGAAGCGTCAGCAACTCGGGCTCGTAGTAAATGTAGACCGAGCCGTTATCAGAGTTCAGTGGTCTGGCGACTACGGAACATTTTCTCACCCTATCACGTCGCTGGAGGTGCTCAATGAAAGAAGGTGATTTGGTTCGCATGGATGGCCAAACGGGAGTTATTGTTCTCGCTTGGGGCGTCATGGATGTTGTAGAGGTGCTCTGGGACGATGGGGAAACCAGAGGTCAGAACACCTGCGAGTTGGAGTTGCTCAATGAAGCCCGGTGATTTGGTAAAATATAAAGGCAACGGAAAATGCTATCTGGTATCCGAGGTACGAAAAATTAAAGGTGAGGTAAGGTACTTCCACTTGGACACCTTCCATCCCCAAAGAGTTTTCTATTCAGATGATGTGAAGGTGATTAATGAAACCAGGTGACTTGGTAAGAATCTCAGATTGGGATTCGGTTGGGGGTTGGAACCCCATCGGTCTTGTTTTATCTTATCCTGAAGTAAAGAATCACGGGACAACCTCTGTCCTTGTTGACTGGCTTGAATCGCCCGACACAGAATATTACTCAGTCCATCATTTGGAAATCATCAGTGAAGGCTGACTTTGAATATCAACTTGGCGACCTCGTATCTTTCAACCCAAGGCGACTGACGGAAGAATATATTAATGATGTTGTCCTGACTGGCGTTGTAATCAAGCAGCGTTTAGTTTTCACTGCGGACAATAAGTTCTTGGTGCGAACCCCCGAAAGAGATTACTGGGTTTCAAGACCACGCCTAACTTTACTTTCGAGGGCACAAAATAAAACTTGACAAACACTCTATCCATAGTAAGATAAGTTGTAAGGGAGAGAGTTATGTCGGTTCAAGACCATATTGAAAATATTCTCAACGCCGAAGGTCAAGAGTGTCTTGACGCTTGGTATGTTGCCATCAACGAGTATCCCCAAAATGCTATGGAAATTCACGATGTGGTTGTTGACCACCTCGTTGAAAATACCTTCTTGTATTAAGGGAGAGAGTAATGATTACGGCAGCAGGTTTCGGGATGGGCGCTCTAGTCAACTTTGAGTGGAAGCTGGACAAAGAGTTGGGTATGATTGTGCGTCAAAGCAGAGGATACTTTTGGATGGTCAAACGTCTTAGCGACGGCAAGAACCTACTCGTCCCCGAGCGGGATATGGAAGTGCTCAGTCCAGCCAGGCCAGCGGCTATTTAAAACTTGACAAGCACCCTAGACGTGGTAATATAAGGTACAAGGAGAGAGATATGTTGTACGGAAAAGAGTTAGCCCAATCAATCCAGAAACGCTGTAAGATTCAGCCAGGGATGCTGGTCAAGTCCTCGGCGGGAACCGAGGTAAACAAAATTGCCCTCGTTGTCCGGTTGTCTCCAGCCTGTGAGTTTGACCGAGATTATGAAGGATCAGAGGATCACATCTTTTATATCTGCGAGCCTTGTGATGGAACGCCAGCCTTCTCGGACTATGTAACGAATATGGAACAGGTCTCATGAAACTCGGAACCCTAGTCCAGTTCGCCGCCTACGGGGCGGTCATGGATACTGGCTATGTTTCAAAGTATGATGAGGACCCAAAATTCATGTGGGTAGAGTGTGTGAAGATGGGACCTCAGCGGGTCAGCAAAGACAGCACGATGTTGGAGGTGCTAAGTGAAGCCGGGTGATTTAGTCCGCATCAGAAAAACCTCAATTGACCACATGTCGGCCAATTGGTTTATCTGGCACGCAGAACACAAGACCCCGCTGGTTTTGATTAAAGAACTAAACAAAAGTTATTGGAATGTACTGAAGCCTGATGGCGAGACTGTGTTCATTCACAAAAGCCACTTGACGAAGAGAATGTATTGATGGAACACAAATTATATAATATCGGAGACTTGGTAGCGGTTGCTTCCAACCGAGTGCTTGGCATCATCACCAAGTCCAACTACTGGGCTCTTGATGAATATCTCGGTGGTGAGATTGAGATGGTGGATGTGATGTTCGGCTCCTCGGTTTCCAAGCAATACCCAGTTCAATATCTGGTGGAGATGAGATGACCAGAGTTATCACATACCGACCCGAAGTCGGCGACATCGTGAAGTATCATATGTTTGGCTGCCGTGATAAGGTCGGCGTAGTTTTGGGAATAGAAAAAAAAGAAATGAACTACACATCCTGTAAGGTAGTTGAGGATGGTTGCTTAGTGTCTTTTAATAATAAGCCCCCCGTGTGGGAACCATTATATTCTTTGGAAAAGGTTGATGGTAAATACTGATTTAAAAATAGGCACACTGCTCCGAGTGAGAGAGCACTGCCGGAAAAATATCACCATCCGCAACAACGGCGAGTATGGTATTTTGGCACTAAGTGCTAACGGAAAATATATTACACACGATGTATTATTTCCCAACGGAACCAGATGTATTTATATGCCCTTGAATTGGGAGGTTGTTAGTTATGCGGGATAAGATGTGGGAAGTTCAACAGCCCGGAACTCTTTTGCGAGCACGCAGTAGCCATCAATATGGTAAACTGGCTTTAGTCCTTCAAGAGGCTTATGCTGGACCTACGCCAAGCAACGGCTATCCTCCCCGCCAGTATGTGAAGATGCAGTGGCTTGCCACTGGCGAGCGGTTTGAAGAAATGTTAACAAATGCTCATAATTGTTTTGACATTGTGGGTTCCTGTGATACACTAGGACCTGAGGAGAACTGATGGCTATCACACCCAAGTTCAAGCCAGGGCAACTGGTAGAGTATGCTGACCCTGACTGGTCACTTGTTGGTCTGGTCAAGTCTACACAATTCGCCCGTCGCCGAGGTGACCCAGTTTTTGTGCTGGTCCAGTGGTGTGGAAAGTATCGGAACAATGAAGAATATATTCCCCAATCAGAACTTAAACTAGTGGAGGGTTCATGAATATTTTTGCTATCGAAGGCGATGAAGAGACAGGACAGATTGACTGGGAGAAGTCAGCACAGTCTCAAGACAACTTGCGGGTCGTCAAGATGATCCTAGAGTCTTGTCAGATCATGTCAACAGTTATCAACGAGCAGGGGCTCAAAGCTCCCTACCGTTCGTTCAATCCCAAGCACCCATCGTGCCTATGGGCTGCTGAGTCGGCAAGTAACTATATGAATCTTGCTTTGCACTGCCAGGCTATGATTGATGAGTACGAGCATCGCTTCAACAAGACTCACAAGTGCCAAGCGGTTCTCAAGACTCTTATTGAGTTGTTTGACCCTGGCTTGTTTCCATCCATGGAGTGTACCCCGCTCCGCCTGGCCATGCCTGACGAGTTTCGATCAGACAATCCTGTAGTATCTTACCGCAGGTTCTATGCTTCTAAACCACGTTTGCGCTACCCAGTTGACAAAATCCCACAATGGGTATATGATTATCGTACTGAACCATTTGAAGTAGTTGAAGGAGAAAAAAGATGACAACTGAATGGAACCCCAGCACCACTGTGATGAACACCAAGACCAATGAGACGGGTCGTTTGTTAGGCCAGTTTTTTAGAAAGGGTGAGCGATGGTGGACTGTCTATTGGGAAAGCGGCGAGACCACAGCCGAGTGTGAGAAAGAAATGCTTGGTGATGAGTAAGAAGCATTTAAAGAAACTTAAGCGAGCCAAAAAGAAAAAGAAAGATAAAAAGGTTTCCGAAGAGCAGCAGCGACATCTAGCTAAACAGATGAACATGTTTGATAGGTTGCCTGATTCTTGTTCGGCTTGCAAAAAAGAGTTCCCTAAGACCCGCCAGGCACACACAACCTGGAAGGTCGTGGTGAGGACAGAAAAACAGCAAGTGAGACTTTTTTGCCCAGAGTGTCAGAAATTAGCCAATAAGTTGGCGGAGGAACAAAATGAAGTTTAAAGAGGCTATCACCTACGATGATATGTTACTAGTGCCTCAGTACAGTGATATTACGAGCAGAAGTGAAGTTGAGATCGGCAATAGGATGGGACACAGGCATCTCAAGATGCCGATTATCGCTTCCCCGATGGACACTGTGTCGGAGCATGAAATGGCAATCGCCATGTATCGTGCCGGAGGCATGGCTGTTCTTCATAGATATAATACTATTCAAGAACAAGTAAGCATGGCAGAAAAAGTCACACAAGTGTCAAACTGGTCGGGACAGGTGGCCGCTGCCGTTGGTGTGACGGGCGATTTCATCGAGCGTTCCGAGGCTTTGATCGCAGCAGGTGTTGATGTTTTGTGCATTGATGTGGCTCATGGTCATCATATTTTAGTAAAAAAAGCTCTTGAGCAATTGCGAAACGAATATGATAATCATATTTACATCATCGCAGGAAACGTCTGCACGCTGGAGGGTATTAACGATGTTGCTGATTGGGGGGCTGACGCTGTACGGTGTAACATTGGTGGCGGCTCCATTTGTTCTACTAGGACTGTCACAGGCCACGGTTTACCCGGCCTCCAAACGATCTTCGACTGCGCAAGAACAGACCGCCAAGTCTCGATCATCGCAGACGGCGGCATCAAAACCTCGGGAGATATTGTTAAAGCTTTAGCAGCCGGCGCAGATTTTGTAATGTGCGGCTCTTTATTAGCAGGCACCACCGAAAGTCCAGGAAAAGTAATTCACCTGCCTGACAATAACCGAGTAAAAGAATATAGAGGGATGGCCTCCAAAGACGCCCAACTGGACTGGCGCAGCAAATCATCCACCCCAGAAGGCGTGGCGTCTTATATCCCATTCAAGGGTAGCGTCTTAGATATTTTGACAGACCTGAGCGGAGGTATCAAGTCTGGATTTTCTTACAGCGGCGCTCGGAATTTATCAGAACTACAACACAAGGCGGAGTGGGCGAGGCAAACTTCTGCCGGAACCCATGAAAGTAGCACTCATATTTTTTCTCAAGAAGGGAAACAAAAATAATGTTTTATCGTAAATCATCAGCAGATCAGCAAGCAGACATTGATCGTGAGCCAACTGAATTTGAGACTCAGTACAATGAGAACCCAACTTGTTTCGAAGTCCACGAGAAGTGGCAACTGGAGTGCGATCAAGACAAGTGTAGGAACTGGATGGATTACTCTAGTGATTTAAACTGTGCTGTCGTTTGCGCCAGGAAGCACGACAATGGCTTAAGCTTACGAGAAGTGGCAGAAAGAATGAATGTGAGCTTCCCCAGAATCAGCCAAATTGAGCACGCTGCTTTCAAGAAACTAAAAACAGCAGGAGTTTTTCAAGAAGAATAGGGTTTTTTACTTATTGATAAACTATTTAAAGATGATTGTAAACAATCACCCCCTTAAGGAGATCATTATAATGACTAAAAAGAAAACCCTTGTAAACGAAAGCGTTATCCGTCGTTGGGGCAAACTGGCAAATATGCCTGCCTTGACTGAAAACTTTCTTGATACTGCTGAAGAGCTAGAGGAAGAAGAAGGTGAAGAGGAAATGGAAATGAGCATGGACGCTGCACCTGCGGATGACGCTGCTGAAGCACCTGCCGCAGAACAAGACGCAGTGGAAAAAATTGTTAACGCTGTCGTAGACGCTATCTCGCAAGAAACTGGTGTTGACATTGAAGTCGAAGGCGAAGCTGGTGCTGACGCTGGTGGCGAAGAAATGGACATGGCTGCCGACGATGATGACGTGGCTATGCGTGGCGCAGACCCCTCGATGGCGATGAGGGACGAAGATCCTGCCAATAGAGCAGACGAAGTTGAAGAAGGAATGCGTGGTAAGACAGCTATGCGTGGCGACAAGGATGAAAAAGCCATGCGTGATGATGACGACGAAGATGATAAAAAGGTAAAGAAAGAAGAGCTTGACCTTGAAGTAATCGACGACGAGGCCCTCACCGAAGCAGTTCTTCGAAGAGTGGTTGAACGACTTTTAAGCCGCAAATAATCTTTCTGGAGACAGAATGAACTCTCTTAACGCAAACGACCTCCGTAAGTTAATTACTGAGGTCGTTTCTGTTTATTGGACAGAAAAACATCAGTGGCTACTGGAAAGCCCCAAAGTGTTAAAGGAAGGGGTTTTTGATCCCGGCATCCTCAAGGCAATCTTTACGGCTGGTGGACCAGGCAGCGGAAAATCTTTCGTGGCTGATATGTTGATGGGCGCTCGCTCCCTTGAAAAACCCTACCAGAAGTATTTTGAGGAGCACACCTCATACCTTCCAGCCGGCATTAAGTATGTCAACTCTGATAACCTCTTTGAAAAGGGGCTTCTGAAAATGGGCATCAATCCTAAAGACCTAGCCGACATAGAATCATTGCCCAGCGACGAGTTGTGGGATATCATTCAGGGGGAAGACCCAGAATCTATTCGCAACATAGCCAAAGGACAGCTTGCAGCCCAGCGTGCCTTTTACGAGAGTGGTCGTCTTGGAGTTCTTGTTGATGGAACTGGGCGAGAGTATGAGAAAATTGCGAGACAAAAAGAAAAGATGGAGAAGTTAGGATACGATACTGCTATGGTATTTGTAAATACTTCCGAAGAAGTCGCCCAACAGCGCAATGCCGGCAGAGACCGAGTTCTCCCAGAGAAAACTATTACAGACCTTTGGAATCAGGTGCAGAACAACCTGAAAGCCTACGCTCAACTTTTTGGTAACGACTTCACTATCGTCATGAACGATGCGCCAGGCGCTCCTCCTGAATCAGCAGTCAAGGCTATGAACGACTTCGTAGCCGCCCCGGTTGAAAACAAGTTTGGACAGTCATGGATTGAAGGAGAACTTGAGCGTCGAGGTGTCCAGACATTAGAGCCTGGCGGAGCCGGTGGCTTTCGTGGCGACCGAGAGTCTGCCGAACGCATCCAACAAATGAGGGACAGAAAGGCGGAACAGTGACGTTTGACGTCCTTAAGCTTTTAGAACAAGAAGGCTACATCAAAGACGGCGAGGACAACTTAGTTCATGCTGAGAAGGCCTTTTTCGCTGCACGAGTTATGCAGTGGATAAGAAATAAAGTAAACACAGAACCTGATTTCAATCTTCAAGCCTATTTAACAATGTTAATGTATTATAAGACAGACGTGGCTGACTTAAAGTTTACAGAGGATGGTAGTAAACTAGTTTACCGGATGAGAAATAATGATAAAGAGGTGCAGGATCTTGTTAACTCACTTATTAAATCTAGTAGCAAATCTCATGAAGAACCTACCTCAGAAGAAGGAAACACTCCCAGTGACACCAAAAGCTCTGATAGAGATTCTGAATCCTAAGAATATAAAATCATATTTTGCAGCAAAAGATTATAAATTCTTTGACACTCCTGACAAGTTACTAAACCTAAATCTGATAGGTGTGCGTCGAGACAATCAAGGCACAAACACTTTTGATGATTTCTTGCTGGTAATGTATCGTGAAGAAGAATTAATGATTAGCACCCGATATCAAGTAACAACTGACCCAGGGAAGCACTGGCTTGAAAAACCGATCAATCCCAAGGGAACAGCGGTGCTCGTGCCCGGACAATATCGAGGGACTTGGCAACTAGGAAAGCACCAGGGCAAGTATGAAGCACTAGTTCAGCGCAAGCCTGTTAAAGTTTATCGAGACAATAACAAAGACGAGATCATAGATTATAATAATATAAACACGATAGTTGATGAGGGGTACTTTGGTATCAACATCCATCGCAGTAATCCCTACGATCAGTCTTATGTAATTAATAAATGGAGCGCAGGCTGCCAGGTCTTCAAAAAGATTGAAGATTATAATAATTTTATGGAACTCTGCAAAGAATCAGCAAAGATTTATGGCAACGGATTTACCTACACGCTCATTACTGAGAAAGATTTAAGAAATCACCTAGATAGCTGACTATTTATAGATAGTTCTATTTTCTGAGGAGAAAAAATAATAATGTCCCAATATAAAATTTCCAAAGCAAGGTTATCGCAAATTATCAAAGAAGAATACGAAAAGATTCTGCTTGAAGATGAGCAAAGAACTGATGAGGGCTACATGGATGCTCTTGATCGGGAGAGAGACGACGACGCCCGTGAGCGCCGCCGGCAATTGCAACGCATTAAAGACGAAGAAGAAAGAAAGCGCAGAAGCGGTGGCTATCGACGACCCGGCGCAGGCTCTGGCATGGGTGGCATCGGCGGCGGAGGATCTGGCAAAAAGAGATTCCCTGGCTTTAATCGTAAAGACGAAAAGATGGACGCAGTTGGCAAAGAAGATGCCGACGTTGACAACGATGGCGACACTGATAGCAGCGACGAGTATCTGAAGAAGCGCCGCAAAGCCATTGGCAAGGCCATGAAAAAGGAATCTCTGGATTCTATCCGAGATTTAATTCAGCAAGAACTTAAGAATTTCTAGTAGCCATGGATCAGGATCTTCGACCCGATCAGATCGAGATTTTAGTTGGCAGTCCTGCTGTCAATGATGAATTCTCACGAAAAATAAAAGAGCTTGATCGAAGGCTCCAGGCTAATGGTATGTATTATAAAGACTGGGAGACACTGAACGATCGGCAGCATGACGTTTTCTCCAGCGATATGTTTTTAGAAGGTGACAACGCAAACAGCGTTAAGCACTATGTTATGGCTGCGGTTAATTCATGTTGGTGTCCGGATGTTATTGAAGACCTACACCATCACTCCCCAGTTTTGATAAGGGAAATAGAAAAACAACAAGAGATGCTCCCCGACATGACAGTAAAGATCGGGGAAGGTCTTCAGTATATTAACAACTTGATAGACAATACGCTCGTTGAGTTTTTAGGTGTTCCCGATAAAGAGACTGCCCAATTTTTTGGCTCTGAAGAATACAACGAATTACTAGACAAACTAGATAGCCTAGGTAATCCTAAGAGCCCGGAAGAGCTTTACGATAATGTCAGCAAAGTAGCCCTCAAAGAACTAGAAAAATACTTCGGAAAGGGCTGGATTGATAATACTGCCGAAGAATGGAAGATAGACGGAAAAAAAATTAAAAACCCCACCCTCGAAAAAGAGGGAAATCTTGGGAGGATGTGGCGATTGACCAACGCTGGTAATCGTGCCAATAGAAACGAGGCACTAGAGAAGATTCGAGAGGCGTTGGATGATGGTGCTTATGGTGCTGATATACAAGTAGTTAAGGACGAAGAGGGCGACATATACAAGAAAGGTTTTTTAGTCAGACTATCCATGGTGTTTAAATTCCCAACTGCTGATGGCAAAGTGGTTGATGTCCCATGGAAAATGGACCTGAGCGAGGGCATGGGTGCCGGCGGCACAGCCGAGGGACGACAACTATCTGAATTTCAACAAGCCCTTCAAGAAGCCATAGAAAAAAACAATGGACAACCTGTTACGATTGAATTCCCTAACGGTCTTGGGACAGTTAGCGGAGTTGCAAATATCATAAGCGGACCTAAGCGAAAAACAAAGGGACGAGTTGGAGACCCAAAAACAGATTTTGTTTTACAAGACAAATCCGGAAATAGTTTATATTTCTTATCCGCCAAAGACGGAAATAAACCCAGTAACTTTAACCAGTGGGGCGGGTTCTCTAACATCCCAGGCGAAGCCATGAAAGAGATTAATGACTTTGCTAAAGCGGCGGCTAATTTTATATTATACGACAGGAGAGATGCAAAGACGGATGGCGACCCTCTGCGTTATTACGAATGGCAAAAACAAGGGGGCGAGAACGTTCTAAAGAGAATGAATCCCGGTAGTGTGCCTTACGGAATGGTGATCACAAAACCAATAAAAAATCGAATGCTAAAACTTAAGGCAGTTTTTGGAGAGGACTTTGGTACGGTCAATCCACAAACCAAAAAAGCCAACCATGGACTGGACTATGTTAATGCCACTTTTCAGATTCCAGAAGGGGCTGCTTTAACTTTAAAAGAGAAGACAGAGGGGGACCCAAGTGTTCTAGTCCCGGATGGTTTTGTTCATGTGTTCGGTCCAGCACAATTTAGCGGCTATCCGTCAATGACTGATATGTCTGATGAGGAAATAGACGAAGAAATTGATAACGTGATGGGAAGAGGCTATCATCCTATTCTACTACTCAGAAGAGCAGAGGGAGGCCGAGGAGAAGGCGTCTCAGGAAAAATGTTTGGTCCTAGGTCCGGTACTAAGAAATTCAGCAAAAGAAAAGAAGCCGAGGCGGCAGCACAATCCGCCGTTGATGCGGCAGCCGGCATCCAGATTTCTATGCCGAAGGATATTTATGGTCCGAAAGTCCCATATTCAATGCAAAGCGTTAGGTTTGGGATATTCCCAGCAGAAAACAGAGCCATTACTCACGTTATGAATGATAACTTTCAGGTGGAAGCTGTCTGGGACAAAGAAGGTGCCCTCGCTTCAGCCCAATGCGGCTCTTGGTATTGCAACAAGGCAGCCCTTGACGCTGTTGGTGGGGCAGTAGAAATAAAAGAAGACGGATCAAGAACGCCTTTAGACTTAACAGGTCCAGTTGATGATGATACTATTGGGGGAGCAGATGGGAATCCAAAACCACCATCGGCTCAGAAGTTTAACAAGTTTAAATTGCCGGCAGCAAATATAAAAAGATGAAAGTGAGGATAGTTGAAATCTCTTTTAAGATACCCAGGTGGTAAAACTAGAGCACTCAAATGGATCACACCTTATTTCCCAAAAGACATGACAGAAATGGTCAGTCCGTTTTTTGGCGGTGGTTCCATTGAGATTCATTACGCAAGTCAAGGTGTACGAGTTCATGGCTATGAGATCTTCGAGCCACTAGTCAACTTCTGGCAGTATGCTCTGGAGGATCCAGAGTATATGGCCGAAACACTTGAATCACTATTCCATCCCTGTACTGAGTTAAAGTTTAAAGAATATCAAAAGAAGCATTGCTGGACTCATATGGACAGCACTCACCGGAACTACAAGCAATACCGAGCCTGTATGTACTATGCTTTGAATCGCTCATCATTTAGCGGGGCAACTACGAGCGGCGGTTACTCACAACAGGCTGCGGACAAGCGGTTCACCCAAAGTAGTATTGACCGACTTAAAGAGTTCCTATGTCCCTTCCTAACTGTCAAGCACGCAGACTTCAAGGATAGCATAGCAAAACATGATGACGATACATTCATATACGCAGACCCTCCTTATGCTATCGACAACCCAGTCCTCTATGGTGACAACGGTTCAACCCATAAAGGTTTTGACCACGTTGGTTTCGCAAAGGCAATAAAAGAAAAGAATAATTGGATCATTTCTTATAACGATAG